TTGATGACGTGTATTCTCAAAATGGGACTGCTTTGGAAAGGTCAACTGGTCATTATGTCCTGGGCCAAGGAGGAGCCCAGGACATTTTTAGAGATTTTATCGGCAAAATTTGGACAAAAACTCTGGGCGCTTCCGGTGATCCTCAAAAATTAACCTTTCTTAATCCTAAAATGGGTGCAGATAGTGGCGACGTTTCCACAAATATGCCATGTGATATATATGTGGATGCCGCGATGCTCGTGGGTGATAGTGGGCTGCCCGAATATAGGCAAAAATTATTTATAGATCCCGACATTGAATGGCTATATGATAATATAGTCCCCGAACTTTTTCCTGACAACGATTTCAACCAACAGGTGAAAGACGTGGTGCTTCAAGCTTTGAGCGATCCCACAGAGAAGCTTCTCGGGGTTGAGACAAGTATTGTTAATAAAGCTACGACGATTATTGACCAGATCCGCACTTGGTGGATGGCGGTTCTTAAATTTGAAGATGCTCCTGACACTCTGCCCGAATCGGCTATATTTAATCCGCTAATTGTCTATGGGCCGTCTTATCAAGATTACAATTTTGAGATGTCTACTCCATTTAGCATCGAAAATGCTAAAAAGATGTTGGGCTTGAAACCCCTTATTGCCCACATAAACCCGGTATATAATTTTTACATTAACGAATACGAATGTCGCTTAAAACAAGATTCGTTCAAAGAACAGATAATTCCGAACTTGTATGCTTTTATATCATCATATATACCTGAAGATTATGGGAACCAAGAACACAAAACGAGTAAAAAATTTGAAGATTTGATTAGCTTGGGGGGCCTGCTGGAGGGGTATGATGGGTCTTCCTTGGTCTCTACGCCATACCAGTTCGGCCCGGGCCAGAATTTGGTCCCTGCGGCATCGACAAATTATTTTAGAACTTGGACCACCACTCTAGAGAAGGCCGATCCCGATCAGTTATTAATTTTGGGCCCGCTGGCCAAGCGATATACTAACATTCTTTTTCCTTTAGATAATACGAATATGCTTCAGTATTATAACAAATTAAGATTTATGTTTCCCATGTTTAATAGCTTAAAATTTTCAACAGGCATATTAACACAGTTCGGAGATTTATTTCGGTCTTCTAAGCTGGCTCAACATTTTATGCGCTTTTATGTGAGCTATGGTGATATGGGGCTTTTTGATGCATCGCAGCATTCTATGCAGGACATAAAAAAAGAAGAGAATTTTGTTTTACAAGAAACGGCCTTGTCTGATAATGGTTCACCTACCACTACTACAACAATTATTAATGATACAAAAATGACAGTTATGGATCTGCGATCTTGGTTGGCCACGATGGAGTTGATAGATCTTGTACCCGATGACAATGATATGATTCGTCTTGCTATGCCGCCTAATCATGAACAGCATTTTAACGAAAACGCTATTTTCATGACTACCAATAAGAACGAGGAGATGATAAATGTTAAATCATCTAACGAACTAGAGAGATCCATATTGGCGTCCATACTTTATGGTAAAATTAGAAAAATTGCGAAATCTCATATGCGCCATTACAGCGAGTTGTGTAAAGGAAGCGGCGCCTACTCTGAAACTTTAATGTATAAGGTAGAGAAGTGGGTCGGTGATGAAGGCCAGGGCAACAAAGTACAGACATTCTATTTTCTCAATTCGAGCAAGTTAGATGTTTTAAATTTTATCGATACACAAGTCAGCTATAATATACGCTACACCTACAAAATTGCTGCGATTCAATTGGTCGTCGGAACAGAGTATCGCTATGATATGGCGCCTCAATTTGCGTCTGCGAAATCCCAAACAGGGGGGTATATAGACTTATGGGAAAGTGCAGAGCAAAAAGCGGCGGCGGAGGCGTGGGAAAAGCAAACCGCTGGAACAACCGGTGCCGCAGGAAAGGTTGGTCCTTTTCACAATTACGCCGATCCTGCCGTGCAGGAGATCATGGTCAACTGTGAAACACCGGAACTCATAAGTCCGTCGAACCCTTACTTCGGGTTAAAAGATCCGTGCGGCTGCGCTAACATATTGATTAAGGAAAATATAAAACAAGGGACGGACTGGGGGCCCGCACAATTCTGCGCTGCCAGCATAGATGCTTGTTGTCCGGACTTGCAACCTCTGGGTGATAGTGATTCAAATGTGCCCCCGGGTCACGGCGGCAACCCCAGCGGCCACGAGACCAGCCCGGGCACCAGCGGTGCGGCTGCAACTCCCGGCATTATGGACCTTATTGATATTGGGACCACTTTGTTAACAGCCATCCCGGTTGTTTATAAACCAGTATTTAATATTGTCGAAATTCCATATTTTACGTTAGATGGCAGGATTTTAGATAAACCTCCCATCTTCCCGGATGTTAATATTGTTCCTTACAAGGGTATAAACAATAAATTGTTGGTTAATTTAAACAGTTCTGTTGGTGAATACAAAATGATGCCTATCGCCTTTAATGGTGAGGAGGAAAAAGAATTTGGATTGATAAGGGAGGCACAAAAGATCACCGATCCTACAGGTCCAATAACTTTTAAATCTGATGACACGATTGCACATGGGGGATTTTTTCAGGTCTACCGAACGGACAAAAGGCCAGAAAAATATAGCGATTTTGATAAGCACCTTAAGCATGCTTTAAGCAGTACGAGCCTTGGGTTGCGTGCCGAATCGGTTGCTTTTGTGGATGACATCAAGCCAAATAAAAAATATTACTATACTTTTAGAGTTGTCGATACGCATGGGAATTCTTCTAATCCAACGGAAGTTTTTGAGGTGGAGATGATTGATGATAACGGAACGGTGTATTTTAGACAGAGGATTATAGAATTGAAACCTCTGGAAGAAAAGGCGCCCTACCTGCCATTAAAAAAATATGTCCACATTCAACCAAGTTTGGCTCAAAGAATCATTAATGAAGAAGGATTTGGTAATGCGACCTCGGCTTTCGAGTTTAGCACTTTGAATGGCAACAAAGGACCAGTAAAGCTGGGCGTGCAAGAAGAATCACTGTGGGGCAAACGGTTTAAAATTAGATTTACTTCTAAATCAACTGGGAGGCAGGTTGATCTTAATGTCAATTTCAAGCTTACCAACGAGAGCCAAATGGAAAAATTGGGCAATCAAATAAAAGATGCCCAAGCTGTCGAGGGTGTACAAGCTTCTGGCGGTGGTCTAGTGAACCCAATTGACGAAGTAGATAGTGGCGCCCCGGCCAAACCACTTGAGGGGTGGTAATATAAAATAAAGGCACTATTTAAATAAAAATACTATTTAATAAAAAGAGGATAATTTATGGCTTTTTTAGACAATTCTGGAGATATAATTTTAGATGCTGTTCTGACCGACACCGGTCGTCATCGACTGGCGATGGGAGATGGCAGTTTTAGGATAACAAAATTTGCTCTAGGCGATGATGAAATTAATTATGGCTTATATGACAAAAACAACGCATCAGGATCGGCTTATTATGATCTAAACATATTGCAGACTCCGGTCCTAGAAGCATTTACTAATAATACGTCCTTGATGAAGTCTAAATTAATTTCTGTTCCTCGAACAAATTTGCTCTATTTGCCCATATTAAAAGTAAATACGCTTATGCCCGCTACTCAAATGTATTCTAATACGGAAAGCTATTTGGTGTTGGTGGACAATGATACAGAAGGTAAATATAGCAACGAAGCCGGCGTTCTTACGGGGGAAAACCCCGGAGGCTCTGCCAAAAACTTTATTCGAGTTGACCAGGGGTTGGATACAACAGATCTTCCACCCACATTTCCATTGGATGCCGATTTGGTTGAAACCCAATATATTGTGGAAATAGACAACAGGTTTGCACAACTTTATACTCCGGAAGGGAACGGCACAGCGAAGGTCAGTTTTATTGATGATGATCAAATAGCAAGCTATTATCTTTCTTTTAATATTGAGACTCAATATGTAAAGACAACACCCAACGCACTGAAAACAGATGATGACGGTGGCGCTGATAATGCTATTGATGGGCCGAGAGGAACAATCTTAGAGTTTAAATTGAAAGCATCGATTGATTTAAACTCTAGTACTTTCCTTTTTACACAGCTTGGCGACGAGGTAAAGTACGATCTTGGAAAAGGGTGCCAGAATTTTTATTACATCGATTCAATTATTAGAATATCGGGCGCAACTACTGGTTATAGAATAGACATTCCAGTTAGGTTTCTTAAATGGAAAGAAGCAACGACAGGATGTTAACTTTTAGGAAAATAAGGAAAGCAGGGAGAAACTATGGCTACCACATATAAATCTTTTTTAAATAATGATGTAACATCCACACGGACTTTACTTCACGAGGCAATTCCAATTACCGGAACAATTGTTTCCGGAACATATGTTGAGACCGCTACAGCTACTTCAAATATTAAAAATTATGCCCATGCTATGTTTCAATCGGTTTATGATTATCCTTATTTAAGTTCTTCGGCTAACCATATTTTTGATCTTACATGTGGGTATCATTCTACTTCGGCGCTTTCTAAATCTTCCGTTGGAGGTGTAGGAGGTGCTTCCTCCGATCAAAATAAGAAAATTAATCTTTACAGCCAAATGGCACAGATGCTTGTAGGTCATGATATTAGTGGGAATATTAGGCAGTTTGACCAAGATGGGGATCTGATTGCTGGCGGTAGAAAGATGAAGGAAGTTTTCTTTATCAATTATGCGCGCCTTTTGAATAAAGACGAAATTAAAAAGGGCTCTTATTCAATAACATTTTTGACGGGAGGTACGATTCTAGCCCCTGCGAACCCATTAACCATTACAGATTATAATGCCCAAAACGAATTCCGTGTTAATTCGCCAGCGGGAGAGTATGGTATCCTTTACACCTCTTCAGCTACTCCAACTAGTGATGCCGGAGTGGGTCATATTTATTATCAGGCCGGGATTGTTGTTGTGACTGCCTCCGTTTTTAGTGGGCTTACACCCAGCAATATTATTACTCCTACAGGGTTTTGTCAATTTGGAGATGCCGATGGAGGATATGATAGGGAGAACATCGAAAGAGTACTAAGTGGATCTAGTATTACCGCTTCTTGTGACGGGATAAGAAATAGGTGGCAGGCTAATGCGTACAATAACACTACAGAACTAAATTCGACCATCTATTTTGCGAGAGTTAATCACAACGACTTTAACTATAGCACAAATCCGACTTATCTCTCTTCTAGCAAGATTGTTGTAAAAAATAATACTTTTGATATGCCCGTTTCGTATATAACCACAGTTGGTCTTTATTCAGCTGATAACGAATTGCTGGCGGTGGCCAAACTATCGGAGCCTCTTAAAAAGCAACCCGATAACGAAGTAACTCTAAGAGTTCGCCTAGACTATTAAAATTTTCCTTTTATGATATGGCACTATTTATTATGCGAGGAATTTTTAAATGCCTTATTATAAATTCGGTCCAAATGACACATTCTATAATAGAATAGAGACACACCCTCAGAAAGATTTTTTTATTTGGAATGGGAAGGTTTATTATGATTATAATACCGAACGAATAGGTCCGCTTTCAGGACAGCCAGAGAATAATGTTTCTTTGGGAAACATTAGCTTATATGAGCTAAATGTAGACCGCCCCTCTAACGCTTTAATTTACCCTTTCATAACCAAGGGGGGAAGCCTCACTTCTTTTAAAACAATATCATTAAAAAGTTTTAATGCGGATTTTCAATATGGAGATATAATCAGCGGGAGCTATCCTTTAAGCGCCACTATTACAAGAGATTGGTCCGTAGCTGGCGCCGCCACCTCCTCTGCTTGTTCTTATAACATTTGCAAGCCCCACCTAGTCGCTCTAGAAAATACATTAAATTATTACACCTATTTGAGCCCTCATTATGAGTACTCTTCTTCTTACGGGAACAAAGCCACACAGGAAATGGGCATTATATTTATTCCTTCTATATTTTATGGCTCCCATATAGAAAAGGGTAGTATTAGTTTAAAATTTTATGTAACTGGAACATTAATTGGCGAGCTTCAAGATAAAGATCGAAATGGCAATTTAGTCGAAGTTAGCGGTTCGAAGACGGGGAGCGTAGCTGGGGTTGTGCTGTATAATGAAGGGGCGATGCTCTTAACTGGCAGTTGGGACTTGGATACCAGCCATACGGAAATATATACCCCGGGCGGAAGTGCGGAAACCCCCACTTGGAAATACTTTGGATGGACGGGATCTTTGGGGGCAACCACGGCACCCTCTTCAAGTTTCGCCATGTCATTTCGAGGAACAAACTATGTGCCAGTTCGTACAATGTTCGCGAACGCGCCGAAAGGGCGTCTAAACCACTCAAACAACCCCACTTATATAGAATACGGCCAGAGCGGTTCTACAACAACCCCCAAGGCCACCAAGAAGGGGTTTATGGAAGATAAGAATATTGATATCAAAAATACTGTTTCCAGTTCTTTTCCTGATCCTACCGCACCTTTCCAGAAGCAAACTTGGATTTCTCGTATTGGAATTTATGATGAAGACAAAAACTTGATTGGAATTGCCAAAGTGGCCAACCCCGTTAAAAAGACTGAAGATCGGGAATTCACTTTTAAATTGAAGCTTGATATATGATATACTTTTGGTATGATCCTCGGACTTGATGTAAGCACAAGTATAACCGGTGCAACGCTTTTAGACGAAAATGGCAGCATTGTGCTGTGTGAGGCGTGGGATACAAGGAATAAGAATCGTTATGAGGATTTATTTGCCAAAGCTGATCAAATTCGTTTCAAATTATGGCAGATAGGGACTTATCATAAAATCGAAAAAATCTATATAGAACAGTCTCTTCAATCATTCCGGAGTGGGTTCTCCTCTGCACAGACACTTTCAACGCTTTCAAGGTTTAACGGGATTGTCTCGTGGCTTTGTTATAAGACACTAAAAACCAAACCAGAATATATTGCAGCTACATCAGCTAGAAAAACATGTGGCATAAAAATTGCAAGGGGCGAGAAAGCGAAAGAGGTGGTCCTAAAACATTTGCTTGACAACGAACCCTCCTTTAATGTAGAATATACTAAACATGGGAACCCAAAGCCGGGTTCTTATGACCAAGCTGATTCAATTGTAATTGCAAGAGCAGGGTATATTCTTTGTCAGAACAGCAAAAGCTCAACCTCTTAAGTGATGTCCTTGGCTGGCATTATCCTGCTGGCACAGAATATGTATTCCATTGTAAATTCTGTGATCATCACAAAAAGAAACTTTCCGTCAATATAGAAAAGAACAAATATAAATGTTGGATCTGTGACACCAGCGGAAATGACATTCGTTATCTGGTTCGACGCTTTGGTGCTCGTAATCAATTGGATCAATGGGATGTGTTGACCAACCGTGTCAACTTATCTGGTTTCGATAACTTATTTGAGGAAGAAGAGGAAATTGTTGAAGAGACTATTAAACTTCCAGATGAATTCGTTTCTTTGGCTAATCGCAACGTGCCTTATTCTGCTCTCATTCCAAAACAATACTTGAGGGGTCGAGGGATCACAAAGGAAGATATCTTAAAATGGAAGATTGGTTATTGTCCCAGCGGAGAATATGAGGGGAGAATTATTATTCCTTCTTTTAACATGGATGGTTATGTAAACTATTTTGTTGGCCGCTCTTATGGAGATAAGTTCCCAAAATATAAGAACCCTCCTGTTTCAAAGAATATCGTTTTCAATCATTTATATATTGATTGGTCCAAAGATATTATTTTGGTTGAGGGGATATTCGATGCGATTGTGGCTGGTGATAACGCCATTCCCATTCTCGGCTCGACTTTGAGGGAAGATGGAAAGTTGTTTCAAGAAGCCGTAAAAAACGATACTGTTGTATATCTGGCACTAGACCCGGATATGGAACAGAAGACGCGAAAGCTTATTCGAAAGCTGCTTTCTTATAACATAAAAGTGTATAAAATTGACGTATCACCGTATGCGGATGTTGGCGAGATGACAAAAGAAGAGTTTCAAAAGAGGAAAGTTGCTGCGGCGTTTTTAAATGAAGAATACTACTTATTGTACGAAGTTATAAACTCTTTATAGGAGGGTGTAAAATGAGTGGTTTTATTCACAGGTTACTAAACTTATTCAATTCCCAACATTGCTGTTGTTGCTGCGGTTGCTGCGAGTGCCATGATTGCCTCGGAAAGTGCAACGCCAATTAAAAAGGAAACAAAAAATGTCATTGTCACAGAAACAAATTAGAAAGATTATTCGAGAAGAACTTAAGAATATAAAGAATATTCAAAAGGTTATCCCACACCCCGCATTTCGAAAGTCCAAATGCACAGTTTATCTAAAAGAATCCAATGGTAAAATGAAAACAGTTTCATTTAATTCTCTTCGCAAGCAACAGAGAAAGGGTGTCTTTAGCGAACAACAAGTTCACGATATTTTAAAATCTTCTTTTGATCATGACATGCGTATGTTCAATCGTTACAGCGCTGCTTACACAAATTTAAGCCAACATATGATTTCTGAAGGTCTTATCGCTGAGAATGGAAAAATTACCAAGAAAGGGCGTCTTTTAGAGAGGAAAGAAAGAGGCGTCGTCTTGGTTGAAAGTGACATGCGAAAGTATGCCGCTAGTCTTATTTTGGAGCAAGAGGAAGAGGAAGAAATAGATGTTCAATCCATCAAAACCACAGGCCAGAAAGTTTTCGGCGCTATTGGCAAAGGTTTGAAAAAAGTTGGCAGTTTCTTGATGACCCCTTTTAAAGCATGGAAATGGTTTAAAGACAAGGTGTGGGAGGTGGTTTCTGGACTTTTTGCCAAGATTGGTCAGATGATTAGTGCTTTTGCACAAAAATACAACTTAGAGTGGTTACAGAATACCGTGTCGGGAATTGAGAAGGTTATAGCTGCTGTCAAGAAATTTTGTGACAAAAATAAATGGGTCAAAATAATGTGCAATATGGTGCTCTCTGTCGCGCTCGCTTTTGCTATAAAAGCTGCTATCGGAGCAATTATGGCCGCAATGGGTGTCACTGCCTCTGGGCTGCTGATATCAGCCGCTGCTGGCACGGCATGTGCGGCAGGAGCCGTCGCTGGCGCTCTTGGTGAGGGCCCAGCACCCAAAAGCTTGTTAAAAGAAGTGGGCGCTTCTGATTTGTGCAACTTGGCAGCAACGGCAGCCACATCCACCACAAACAACACTTTAAATTTGGTCAAGGGTGTCATTAAGTATCTGGCATCTGAAGAGGGCAACCTTGGTGCCGCCGCACAACAGGCCCTGGAGTTTGTCGATAAATATCACGAGACGTTGACAGCAGCGGGTAAAGATATAGGCGTTGGAAGCGGTGCCAAATCAAAAGAGGTTCTTGAAAATCTTGGCAAAGCCGCCCGGGCGTGTAAGACTGAAGGTGCCCAGATGGTGGCGAAGGCTGTTGGGTTTATAAAAGAATATGGACTTGGATTAAAGGCCACCGCCGGCGCCGCCGACGCCCACTCCTCCGGAGCCGCAGACACGACGTCGGATGCTTTTTTAGAGTTGGGCAGAGTGGCGATGTCAGACACCCAAGACAATTATCAAAAACTGTTCAATTTGGCAAAAGACATCCAGGGAGAGGGTTGGGATCCAAAGACTTTCGTTAACAGCGTTGTCAAGATGGGGTCCAATCTTGGCTTTGATTCCGTTCCGAAGTGGGCTGAATCTGCAGCAGAAGCTATGAAGGCCAGTGGCGAAATTTCTGCTGGATCTTTTGAAGCCGGCGAAGCCGCCGCAGAAGGGGCGACCACGTTTAAAGACTGGATGCAAGAGATCGGGGGCCTCAAGAATCTGCTTGGACCGGCCGGCTTTGAGGGTAGACAGGCTGAATTCATCGAGGCCGCCAAGGCATTCAAGGATTCAAAAACGGGAGAGGTGGGCTTCATGGCTTGGAAGGCGGCTGGCCAGCCCGCTTTGAAAGGGGCAATATTACAGGAAAATTTTAATCGGATACAGAGATTAGCAGGAGTGTTGGCATGAAAATTACAAAGACAAGATTAAAGCAAATTATTCAAGAGGTTTTAGAAGAGGACTTTGGATCCCCAGGCCAGCCCGATTGGGAAGCCGAAGCGACAGCGATTGAACAATATCCTGAAACGCCCTCTTTGGAAGAGGGGGTGAGAGAACTTCTCGACCAGTGGCCTGACAAGCGGCACCCTTATTATCAGGATTTGGAAAATCTTTATACTCAATTTACAACAGGATAAATTAGCATGAAACTTACAAGATCACATCTCAGGCAACTTATTCGAGAAGTAATACAAAAAGAGGGAATTGGGGATTGGCTGGATCGCATGAGGGCTGGCGAAGAATCCTCCGGAGCAGCGTATCGTGAAAAACTGGCGGCGCACGAAAAAGAAAAAGAAGAAAGGAAGAAGGGGAAGAAGAAAAGCTTTTTCGGATCAGAGTTCGGAAGCGGCCTCGAAAAAGCTTTAAGAGAAGAGGAAGAAGAAATGTCAGAGGCAAAACGTGCACGGCCGGCTGAATTTAAGTCGGGAGATAAAGTGACCCACGAGGAATACGGGACAGGCACCGTAACTCACCCGGGAGCGTCTACTGATGCTACAGGGGGTCGAGAGGTTTCTGTTAAGTGGGATGATCCGGATATCGGATCCCGAAGAGCAATTGAGGCGAACCTTAAAAAGAAATAAAGGAGAAGTGTCATGAGATTGAGGGATATGGATCTAGAGAGAACAATTGCCAGAATCGATGAAAATATTTCGGATTGGCATTCAATGGCAGAACTGGAAGAAGCTTATGAGCTTTGGACATGGCACCCAGGAATGGGATAATTTAAACTAGGAGAACAAAAATAGGAATATTATTATGAAGCTCGCAAAATCAAAACTTAAACAGGTTATCAAAGAAGAGCTAGAAAATATCTTGAGTGAGAAAGAAGATGATAAGTGGATCCAGGATGCCGAAGAAGATATTGAGAAGCGTGGGACTGAAGGCGTCTGTACAGGAGACAAGTTCGGGAGCGACAGTTGCCCTCCTGACAGCAAAAGATATAATTTAGCAAAGACATTTCGCAAGATGGCGAAAAAGAGGAAGAAAAAATGAAGCTAACTAAGATGAGACTTAAGCAAATTATCAAAGAAGAGATTAAAAGGGTGTTGCATGAAAGTTGGGGTGATACAGGCTTACGTGGAATGGCCGGCACCGACCCCGATTTCAGCATGACGACGGGCATGAAACCCAAGGGCGAACGTTCTCAAGCCGTAACCGGGTTGGAGCCAGGACGCCAACGCAGTGGTGAAACATACAAGAAGAAGGGCCGAGATCTTAAGAGCCGTGATAAAGACGCAACTTTCGCTCGGAACAGCATTAAGCTCGATCTAAAAGACCGTGGCGCGGACATTGATGCTGTGCCTGGAGCCTTCATGCGCCTCCTCGGCCATCTGGAGACAAACGAAGTCGATGAAGCAGTGGCCTTGGCCATCGAAATGGGCGCTCAAGACGACGGAGATCTGGCGAGTGAATTTGACATGTACACTTAAGAATAATGGTCAAGGAATTCTAATATGAAGCTTACAAAATCAAGACTTAAACAAATTATTAAAGAAGAAATAGAACACGTTTTAAAAGAACTCGGCGCTGGCTATGGCGGAACAAACCCAGAGTTTACGGCAGCAGTGGCGCGAGAACCCGCCACAGCAGACAAGTGCGCCGACTTGAGGGCGCAGCTTGACGATTCGCCAACGGCATCTGATGCGGAGTGGATGAAAACAAAAAGAGAACTTAAACGCTTAGGGTGTGAAGATCGGGGCCCCGAGTGGGGGGCGGGACGTCCGAAGAAAAGCTCTATCCCTTATTCCGAACGCGACTTCATCATGGGACATACGGGCGGCTATCGCGCTGCGGAGGAGTAAAACGTATGAAACTCACCAAATCAAGACTTAAGCAAATTATCAAAGAAGAAATAAGGTCGATGATTTATGAATGACCTGAGAGAGATGCTTCCCGTGAGGAAGAAGATGTTATATTTATAGGGGAAAAAGAAGACCACCCGGGCCAATCATGTGACGAGGCCCATCCAGAGTATAAATCCCATGAAGAATGGGAAACCAGCCAAAAAACTTCTTGACATTTGCCTTCATTTATTAGATAATAGAACAGACGAATTAATACCCACGAGGTTTGAATGAAGTTTGCCCATATCGCAGATACCCATATTAAAAATCTAAAATACCATCATGAATATAAAATCGTATTTGAGAAATTATATGACCACTTGCGAAAAGAAAAAGTTGATTATATAATTCACTGTGGAGATATTGCACATACAAAAACACAATTATCTCCAGAATTTGTGGAGATGTGTACAGATTTTTTTAGAAGCTTGGCAGACATAGCGCCCACCTATGTTATTCTCGGCAATCATGACGGCAATCTAAAGAACTCAAGTAGACAAGACGCGATCACTCCGATTGTGGATGCCCTAGAACATCCCAACTTACATTTGTTGAAAGATTCTGGCGAAGTAATATTGAACGACGATTTTGCTTTAAATGTTCTTTCAGTCTTTGATATGGATAACTGGTGTGATCCTTCGGATTATAACAAAGTCAACATTGCTCTTTACCACGGGTCAATTAGTGGCTGTAAAACAGATTTAGATTGGGTGATGGAACATGGAGAAAATGATATATCTGTATTCGAAGAATTTGATTATGCCTTCCTAGGCGATATTCACAAGACCAACCAAATACTTGATGAGGAAGAAAAAATTCGTTATGCCGGTTCTACTGTCCAGCAGAACCATGGAGAAACAAATGATAAGGGATTTTTGATATGGGATATCAAAGATAAAAATACTTTCACCTGTAATCATATCGAACTTTTAAACCCCAAACCCTTCATCACCATCGAGCTTACTCCAAAGGGTAGAATTCCCAAAGGCACCCAGGTCCAAGAAGGGGCACGCTTAAGACTTGTGACAAATAATAATTTGCCTCTCCACACGATGCGAAAAGCAGTAGATGTAGCGAAGGTGAAATATAAACCAGAAACCATTACATTTTTAAATCGCTCGGCTGGGGATAGAGGAGACGTTAAACATCTTACTCACGGACTAGTCGAAGAAGATCTCAGAGACATAACTGTACAGGAAGAATTCATTAGTGAGTATGTTAAGGACTACGAAGCAGACGATGAAACTTTAGAAAAAGTTTATGAATTGAATAGAAAATATAATGCCATGGCCGAAGCGGAAGAAGAGGTCTCAAGAAATATTAACTGGAAATTGAAAAAATTTGAGTGGGACAACTTATTTAACTATGGAGAGGGCAATAGTGTTGACTTTACTAATCTAAATGGAATTGTTGGAATATTTGGTAAAAACTATTCAGGAAAATCGAGCATTATTGACGGTATCCTTTATACTCTTTTCAATTCTACTTCTAAGAATGAAAGGAAAAATTTAAATATTATCAATCAAAACAAAGAAAACTGCAGCGGCAAATTAGAACTCACCATTGGTGATGACTTGTATACCATAGAAAGAACTACTGAGAAATATATTAAAAAGCTTAAGGGAGATGAAACTTTAGAAGCTAAAACCAATATTGAATTTAATAGCTGCAATTCTGTCACCGGAGAGGTGGTTAGCCATAACGGGCTGACACGAAATGGCACAGATAAAAATATTCGCAAATATCTAGGCACCTTAGACGATTTTCTCATGACCTCGATGTCCTCTCAATTGGGTTCTCTTGCGTTCATTAACGAGGGATCGACACGGCGCAAAGAATTATTAGCCAAGTTCCTTGATCTGGAAATTTTTGAAAGAAAATATCGCATGGCCAAAGAGGATATTGTCGATTTGCGAGGCGCCCTTAAAAGTTTGGAGGGCAAAGAGTTCGATGAAGAAACAAAAAAAGCAGCGAAAGACTTGGTGTGGAATCAGGAACAGACAGAAGAGCACGAGGCAAAATGTGCACAATATAAAGAAACAATTGAAGAATTACAAAGCGAAGTAGGTGAGTTGGATGAAAAGATAAGCTCAATCCCAGCAGAGATTATAAACATTATTGATGTCAAAGAATCTATTTCTAAGCATGAAGAGTTAATAGAAAGCCTGAAGGAAGTAAACAAAGAGGTTTCAAAAAAGATTGACTTAAATCAAATTTATTACGAGAAGATTGAAGCTTTTTTGGAGACATTTGATATTCAAGAATATCGAGGCAAAAAGGATGTGATTATTGCCAAGAGGGCCGAACTTACACAGTTCATTGCCGATCTGGGGATAGAAAGTGATAAGAAAACTCGGTACATCAAAAAAGAAAGACTCCTTAATGAGGTGCCGTGTGGTTCTGAATTTTCCCATTGTAAATTCATCAAAGATGCCTATAAAGCTGTGGGGTTAATGACCGAGAGCACGCAGAAGATCGCTGATTTGAGCATCGCTATTAACCAAAAGGGCGAAGAAATTCGGGGGATGGACTGCGATCAGGTAGATGATTATATTGACAAGTATACTCAGGTACTCGAAAAGAAAAACACAACAGCTACGGAGTTGGCCAACGATCAGATCAATTTTGAAAAGAACAAGGCTGAATTGGCAAGGCAAGATATTTCTTTGGTTGAGTTACGCAAAAAAGAAGGAGAATACGAAGAAAACCGAGAAACTATTGAAAACTTGGAGACTTTAAACAAGGAGAAGAAAGATAAAAATAAGCGGCTTAGAAAACACCAACAAGAGCTTAAAGCGTGTAATGAAGAAATACTAGAATTTTATAAAGAGCACGGATCTCTAGAACAGAAGTTAAACAACCTTCTAGAGCAGCAGAGAGAGTTGGCCGAGTTGCGTGAAGAATATGCTGCTTATGATTTGTTTATGCGCTGTATGCACAGTAACGGTATTTCTTATGATATTATTAAAAAGAAGCTCCCCATTGTTAATGAAGAGATTTCTAAGGTCTTGGCCAATGTCGTTGATTTTGAAGTCTTTTTTGATGACGATGGTAAAAAGCTAGACATATACCTTAAGCACCCCAAGCATGATGCTCGCCCTATTGAAATGGGTTCCGGAGCAGAAAAAACAATTGCTGCTATGGCTATGCGGTTAGCGTTGTTATCAGTTTCCAGTCTACCTAAATCTAATATTTTTATTCTCGATGAGCCAGCGACTGCTTTAGATGCTGAAAATATGGACGGCTTCGTTAGGATACTAGAAATGGTTAAGAATTATTATCAGACAGTTTTTCTTATTTCTCACGTGGATAGCTTGAAGGATATCGCAGATATAACAATTGATATTGACAAAAAAGATGGTTATGCATTTGTTAATCATTAAACTATTTACTGCGTATAGGAGGACAATATGTTGAGACACGCAGTAGATAAATTTTTAACCAAAGTGATATCACGAAAACTTTTAGTATGGGGCACAGCAACGGGGCTTCTTTTCTTTTCTAATTTGAGTTCCTCGGATTGGGTCGCCGTTAGCTTAGTATATATTGGTTCCCAAGGCGCCGCCGATCTGGCCAAAGCCTGGAAACATGGTGTGTAATGAGCTTTCTTGCCATTAAAGCATTTCTCAAAAAAACATGGGTGTGGTTTAAGAAAAATTGGTATGCACCTGTTGTTGTGCTTTATACTCTTGTTTTGTGGGTTGTATTTCGTAGAGGAGATAAGGCTTACGAAGTATTGCAGGCCCGAGACCAGAGTTACAAAGCTCAAATAAAAGCAATTAATGACGCGCATGATGCCGAAATTGCCGAAAGGAATAAAGTAATTAAAAAATACACGGAGATAATCTCGGCTCTTGAAAAACAATATGCGGATAATAAATTAGTATTAGAAAGCAAAAAGAAAAAAGAGATAAAGAAAATCGTAGAAGAGTATAAAGATGATCCAGCAGGGCTGGCAAAAGTTATGAGCGAAAAATTTGGATTTGTATATGCTAAAAAGGAGGAAGCATGATAAAGAAGTTATTAATTTTGGCGGGTCTGGGAGCAGCTGTTTTTGCGTGTGCCACTAACGACTACCAAAACTATACTCCTGGAATTGTAATCTCGGCTGTTGAATATGATAACAAGCCTTACTCTCTAGGTTGTAAAGGAGAGTTCAAATGTGAGAAGGAAACACTTGAATGTGTGTATTACTTCCATGAGGAAGCCCAAAAGCGTATTGATGGGGCCAAGGCTTTAATAAAAAAGGATGCTGAAAATATTCCTGTAGCCATCGAATTCTATAATGCGTTATGTAATTTGTACCAAGTTAAAACACATCTGAAGGTACTCAAAGAAGAAGATAGGGAAGACTGGGACATATTAGAAAAGACGGGCCTAATTAGACAAACGGATTTGGTTGCGCTGATATTGGCGGTAAAGATTCGTGAATTGGAATTAGAGAGTAGAGGAGACTGTAATGAAGCAACTAGTTGTCCTAGCCGTAGTTTTTAATATTATATTTCCGGCGCCCTTGTTTGCCCAGGCAATTCCTTCTGAGCCTCCAAAAATTGTTGATCTGAAAAAAGATGAGAAAGCACCCTTTACTGGAGTCTTGCTAAACTCCACTGCCGGCGCACAGATGTTGGCAAATCAAAAGTTTACTGAAGCAGGATGTAAGTTAAAAGTAGATTTTGAATTAAAGAAATTAAAAGCTCAACACGATTTGATGATGGAGAGCTTGAAAATTTCTATGAAAGCCTCAGAAAACAAGTATACTTCACTCCTAAAGATTAAAGATGAAGAAGTTGAAAGGTTAAGCTCGATTGCCCTAGAGCGGCCAAATGATTATGCACATTGGTGGGCCGCCGGCGGCTTTATTGCAGGGGCGCTGGTTTCAATTGGAATATTTTATGCAGCCTCACAAGCAAGTAAATAGGTAATTTATCATGTCTGCGATTGGAAAATGGACACTTGGAAAATTAAGACGTTTTATTTGCATTGTCGTAAACTCTGATTGTCCTGCTGAAACTCCCGACGCCGGTACATTCGACACAATTCATGTCTCTCCAGGTCCAAGCGATTTTAATGGAGATGTCGTTGCCGGCTCGACTTGCGCTGATGAATTTTACCTTTCCAGTTCTCTAACGGCTAGTTGTGATACTTTAATATTAAATGACAAGAGAGTATTTTTTGGGGATGCATCGGGGATTAAGCCGGATCCTGATGGGGGAGCGATTTATCATGATACGGGTGTCTCCTACAGACGCCTTGTTGTAAGTAGTTCTGCTGATACAAGTTTTTTGGGCGGCATTTATGGCCACCATATTGAGAGTGGGGCACTCGCTGGACCCGGCAGTTATATAGGCGTTAATGGCGATAGTCTGTTGGTATTGACTTCGGCTCAAGACACAACTCCCGATTTAAGCGGCGACAATATTGCTGGAACAAATTGTACTAATTACTTTTATCTTTCCAGTTCGTTAACAGCAGCTTGTGCCACTTACCTGTCGGGAGTTGTTGGAATTGGTGTACCGGGTGGTTTTGATTCGGATTTGTCACTAACACCTCGACTTAAAATTTCAAATGCGGATGATAACACATCCGCTGGTACCGTAGTTGATATCGAGCAGCATAGTGATGAGATTGATGGCTCTGATCTCTTTTTCTACAAGACGAGAGGCACCAACGCTTCTCCCACTGACGTGGAAGGCAATGACCAGATAGGACTTATTCGTTTTTTCGGCCGCTTCGGTGGAACTCGTTCAGAGGTCGCTCGCTTTGAGGTGGGGGTTGATCAAGCCAGCGGGCAAGCCGCTACATTTGGTGATGCTCCCGGTTTTTTTCAAATCGCCACCACTCCGAGCGGTACTGGCGCACCGAGGCGGCGTTTTATTATAGCTGAAAACGGGAATGTTGGTATCGGGCCCAATTGGGGCACCGGCGGCCCATACAAGGATGAGATCCACGCCCAGTTGCATGTTTCAGGAAGTGTCATTATGGGAACCGACTGCGACGATTTCGTTCACATTTCTGGCTCATTAACGGCTAGTTGTTGTGAACATAAGTTTCTTGGCCCTGTTATTATGGAGGAGGGCGCCGGCTCTGCATGCACGCCTCCGAAGTTTTATTTTACAAAGAGTAATCCCGGGGTTACACATGAGATTTCTCTTTCGGGTTCGTGGTTGTCTGCCTCGACGGGAATAACTCATGTAAGTGGAGGTATCACCCAATATGCTGCTTCCGCTGCTTACACAACGATTTCTACTTCTGGTTCTCTTACAACGGGATCGGACGGAATAGTTATAATCAAGCCGGGAAAAATTGGTATTGGTACAGATAATCCCGCTACCGCACTTCAGGTCGCGGGTACAATACGTGCGCAAGAGATCTCTATTGTTGGCGGCGCTATTACGGGCAGCCGAGCTATTTTTACTGAGACTTTAAATGTGACTGGCGCGATCACAACTGCTGCGGCTATTGTTGCCACTGGCTCTGTCCGAGCAGCCGGCGATCTCTACACAAATCAGATTAGAAGAAACTCAAGCAACTCCACAACTACTAAAATCAATCTTGACGCTAGTGCGCAAAAGTTTTTTGTTGGCCACTCCAGCAATGAAATGATTAAAATCACTTCCGCCGGCCTCTTTGTTAAGGGTGCTATGTCGGGTTCAAGCACTCTTAAAACTGCTGGTGCTATCACGACTGCCGGAGCTTTAAACGTAACAGGCACCATCACGGCTGCTGGTATAGCTAGCGGCACAATTGCTGGACCCGGAAGCTACGTTGGACTTAATGCAAACAACCAACTTGTATTGACTGCTTCTGCCGCAGGCGGCAGTACAAGTCCTGGTGGAAGTGACACACAAATACAATACAATAATGGTAGTTCTTTTGGAGGGGTCGCTTCTTTAACATATAATGACGGCACAGGTCATTTAAATGTTATTGACGATAAGAAACTTTATTTTGGCACAGGCGATGATGCTTCTATTGAATATGATGAAAATGGAACCGACCGACTAATCATCAGCGGACCCGCATCCGGTATTGATATTACAGGCTCTATTTTCGCTACCGGTATAGCAAGCGGTTCAATTGCTGGCCCGGGAAGCTACGTTGGACTTAATGCAAGCAACCAACTTGTATTGACTGCTTCTGCTGGCGGTGGCGGCACAGACACAAATGAATTTGTAATTACGTGTCAAGGGTTTACATACAGTCATACATCTAATACATATTTTCGTACCCTCCCTGGAAGTGCCGGCGGAATTGGCTACTGGACCACAGCAGAAGCTGGGCAAACCACTAACGCGGGTGACACACTTACCATTGATTATCAACTTGCTGGGCCATCTGGAGCTACTTTTATTGCTCCTGCCGCTTGCACGATAACTGAGCTTCGGGGCTATATTAAGTGTGGATCCGGAGCAGATATTTTAACTGCTAGATTATACAAAGCTACCGGCACGGACGATACGACTGGTACTAGTGATTCGATGACTGCTACACAAATCAATGCTGGCGCCGCAATATCGGCTGCTACAAATGGAAAGTGTTTCACACTAGCTGAAACAATTAGTAGTGATAATGCTTTAGCTGCTGGAGAATCACTTATATTAGCATTTACTGCCAATGGTTCATCAACACAAAAGAATTATTTTACAATTACCATTCGTGGGGTATGGAGTTAAAATGAGTATTACGAAAGAACAACTTAAAGATGGCATTAAAGATAACAACACTTTTCCCGATGGCGACCTAGAGCTAGCCGACCTAAGAGCGGCTGTGGACGAGCTTCGTGAGGAGTATACTAATGAATTTGATGCACACATGGAAAAGGGCACAACAATTCCTGTAGAGTTAATGAAAATTTATTTAAATTTGGAAAATTACGATCATATGCTTCTCACGATTCCTAAATTGCCGGGTACACATTGAAGATGAATAAAAAAGATTTAAACTACATCGTCAAAGTAGAAAAAGCTATCGCAAAGAAGTATGGCGAAGAAGCTATTCAAAATCCAAGAGCAAATTGGAACGACGAAAAAGAGCAAGATTATCTTGAGCAAATTAAGATATTACACAAGAAAGAAATGAAGCAGAGGGACAAAGAAGAGAAAGTTCAAAAAGATGGGTTTTTAGTATCCAAAAAACTACTTAATAAAAGAGAGGATAGGACTTGCCCAGCATGCTTTAGCTATTCTTTCAAACCTGTAGATGATGTGTACATGAATAAATATGATTGTTGTCATCGTTGTTACAGGGGTTTTGTTAAGGGAAACGAAGAACTCTGGATGGATTTGAGCGAGCGAGTGGAATTTTTAGTTTCCTATTATGCACAAGGAGAAGACGATGGCAACCGCATTAGAAATTGTTAGAGGTATTTCACAAGTAATGGCCAACTCATATGATGGGGCTATGGACGAAGAAGGCAACAAAATTGAAGTTGGCCTCAATCGCGAGGAGGGTAACCCCATCACAGACAGTCGGGTGATGGATGGCTTCGCATATACCATTTCTGGTAATCGGTTGAGACTTAGTTATCATGGAGGCTGTAGGTTAAAAGATGTCCATAACAATAATAAGTTTGAGGGCGAAATGGAGTCGATGATCAACAAGATCAAAAATTTCATCACCAGAGAGTATAAGAAAGTAACGGGTGACGCCCTAACACTTACTAAAGACGGAGAAATAAACATACTCGTGCAGCCCATTTCAATGATTCGGACGGATATTGTAGCGAACCAACATTACAAAATTGGAAAGATGCCCGATGTAGTGGAGACAGAAGGGGGAGATAGAGAATTAGATCCCCACATTAAAGACTTTGCTGCACAGGTGAAGAAGTTTATGGCAATTGGGAAGAAAGAATACCCGGGCGTCAAGAAAGCAAAGAATATTAAGAAAGGGGCAAATGATAAAGACCCCGCAGTAAAGCGACTTAAAGATATGTATAAGACATACAACTAGGAGAATAACATGAAAGTCACAAAAACGTTTTTAAAAGATATTATCCGAGAGGTTTTAGAAGAACAAGAGGGACAACCTCAAGCCGCTGCGCCAAAGCAGCGAGCCGACGTAGCGAGGGTGTCGAAAAAGATGGGTGCAACTTCTGGACTGGCCGATATGATGCAAAATATTGACAACCGCTTGGAGTTACAAGAGTTGCTCCTCCAGCTTGTTCAGGGGGTGGGCGAAAAGCTTAAACCTCAAGACATTTATATGGCGCTTAATTTAGTGGCGAAACAAATTCAAAAAGGCCAATAGGAAAACGTAAAATGAACTTAACTAAAAATGAATTAAGAAGCCTCGTTCTGGAAGAACTAGAAGAAATGGAAGAATTGGATGAAGGCTTCCTGGACCGCATGCGAATGAAATTTGCCGGAGGCAAAGCCAAGGGCAAAGCTTACTTGCAAAATCTCAAAAGAATGGGTAAGCGAGCCAAAGGGAATATTGGAGGCGCCCCAGGCGCTTTACCTGCCGCCGGTGAAGAGGGCGGAGAAGGTCCAGTCAATGTCAAGAGAGCCGGCGCTTTTGCCGGGGCTAATAAGAAGCTTGAAATATTCCAAAAAAGATTAGAAGATATGTATGAGGATTTATTTAAAGATTTGGAAAGCTTCGCAGATATCACCGATAACGAGGATGTTCATAAATATGGGAAAGATCTAGGCAAACAGGTTAAAGCTGCGGGGACTGCAGCCGCAAATCTCCAGAGATTTATGAGCATGCTCGACAAGGACAAACCCGAGCCGCAACTTTCCCAACGCGAGGAATAGGATATGTCATGTCTGACTTCCAACTATCTAAACAGCAAGTCATTAAAGAAATAATCAAATGTGGCAAAGACCCTGTACATTTCATAAATAATTATACCAAAATTGCTCACCCCATCGATGGGCTCATTCCTTTTAAAACTTACGATTTTCAATCTGAACTCCTTCTGGATTTTAATGATTATCGCTTTAACGTTATTCTAAAAGCACGTCAGCTTGGGATTTCGACTATTGTAGCTGCGTATGTCGCGTGGATGATGATTTTCCATCGGGACAAAAACATTCTTGTCATGGCAACAAAGTTTAGTACAGCTACCAATCTGGTAAAAAAAGTGAAGCACATGATCAAAAATCTACCAAAATGGATTAATATCGCTGAAGTGACAATAGACAACCGTGCTTCTTTCGAATTATCAAACGGCTCACAAATTAAAGCTTCTTCCACCTCGGGAGATGCTGGCCGATCTGAAGCTCTTTCCCTTCTGGTCGTGGATGAGGCCGCCCATGTTGAGGGGTTAGATGATTTGTGGGCTGGGCTATATCCCGCACTTTCAACGGGTGGAAGGTGTATTGCGCTGTCAACTCCTAACGGTGTTGGGAACTGGTTCCATAAAACTTACGTTGATGCCGCAAACAAAGAAAATGATTTTTACACCACCGTCTTGCCATGGGATGTCCACCCAGATCGCGACTTGTTGTGGTTTGAAAAAGAAACAAAAAACATGTCTCGCCGTGAAATTGCTCAAGAATTAGAATGTAATTTTAATACTTCTGGTGAGACGGTTATACATCCTGATGATCTGGCGCGGATGGAGGAGCATGAATGTTGTGAACCTAAATATAAAACGGGGTTTGATCGTAATTTATGGATTTGGGAAACTTACAATCCGGAGCATACTTACTTGCTTGTAGCTGATGTAGCGCGAGGAGATGGGAAAGACAATTCAGCTTTTCATATTATAAATGTGGATACTATGGAGCAAGTGGCTGAATATCAAGGAAAACCTAATTTAGATATGTTTTCTAATCTTTTGAGCGAAACGGGCAGAGAATACGGGGATTGTCTTTTGGTTGTAGAAAACAATAATATTGGATTTTCTGTGCTGGACAAACTGTCCGGGGATTATGATTATCCCAATTTATATTACTCTGTCAAATCTACGCACGAGTATGTTGATCAACTTATAGCAGAGACACGTTCAGGCACAGTAGCGGGATTCACCACCTCGATGAAAACACGTCCATTAATTGTGGCCAAACTAGAGGAATTCATACGGAATAAACTAATTACCTTGCGTTCTTCACGTTTGGTGAATGAGTTCAGAACTTTTATCTGGCATAATGGGCGCCCCGAGGCCATGCGTGGCTATAATGATGATTTGACATTAAGTTTCGCCATCGCATGCTGGGTAAAAGATACTGCTCTTACCACTAATCAGAGAGCGATGGAGTACAATAAGGCATTTTTAAACGCAATGACGACCACGAAAACGACCTTAAATACGACAATTCCGGGAATGAATGGCTATAAAGAAGTGACAAAAGATGATAAAATAGCTGAACATAACGAATTTAGTTGGCTTTATAAAGGATAAATAAATGGTAGATCAAACCAAAAACCCTCGTGAACAAGGTTCTCAATTATTTAAGCGTTTAACGAGATTATTTTCTGGACCTATTGTAAACTTTAGAGCGCAGACCCCCCGACGCTTAAAACGCCGCCAGCTAGACAAATATAATTTTACATCGGCTAGCGGAAAGCAGTTTAAAAAACAATCCTATGAATTGATGGGAAGTGGGTTTACGCCCAACTCCTTAATGGGTCAAATCAGTCGTGCAGAGAGATATGCTGATTTCGATCAAATGGAATATACCCCCGAGCTAGCCTCCGCTTTAGATATTTATGCAGATGAGATGACTACTTCGTCGGATTTACAGCCGTTGCTTAACATTGAATGCCCTAACGACGAGATCAAGGCCGTCCTAGAGTCTTTGTATCACAACGTTTTAAACGTGGATTACAATTTGTTTGGCTGGTGTCGGACTATGTGCAAGTTTGGAGATTATTTTCTTTACTTAGATATTGACGAGACACAGGGGATTACAAACGTTATTGGATTACCGACTCCTGAAGTTGAGCGCCTGGAAGGAGAGGATAAAACTAATCCCAATTATGTTCAGTATCAATGGAACTCCGGAGGGCTCACTTTCGAAAACTGGCAGATAGGCCATTTTAGGATCCTGGGCAACGATAAGTACGCTCCTTATGGTACATCGGTTCTGGAGCCGGCGCGCCGGATTTGGCGCCAATTAACTCTTTTAGAAGATGCGATGATGGCCTATCGTATTGTTCGTTCTCCGGAACGTCGTGTATTTTATATTGATGTGGGCAACATCTCTCCTAATGATGTGGAGCAATATATGCAGCGAGTAATGACGCAAATGAAGCGTAATCAGGTTGTTGATCCGTCAACTGGAAGAGTGGACTTACGATATAATCCCATGAGTGTAGAAGAAGATTATTTTATTCCGGTGCGTGGGGGAGTTAGCTCTAAGATAGAATCTCTCGCTGGAGGGACCTACACCGGCGATATCGATGACGTTAAATATTTGAGAGATAAATTGTTTTCTGCGATTAAAATTCCTGCGGCTTATCTCACTTCTACCGAGGAAGCGGCAGAAGAAAAGACCACACTAGCACAAAAAGACATTCGTTTTGCGCGAACAATTCAGCGTCTCCAGCGGTCTGTGGTGACCGAGTTAGAAAAAATTGGCATTATTCATTTGTATACTGTTGGCTTCAGGCAAGAAGATTTAATTTCTTTCAAGCTTAAGTTAAACAACCCGTCCAGAATTGCCGAATTACAAGAGTTAGAGCACTGGAGAACGAAGTTCGAGATCGCAGGGTCGGCAACGGAGGGATTCTTTAGCAAGCGATGGGTGGCTCATAATGTCTTTAACGTTCCTGACGAAGAATTCGTGCGCATTCAGCGGGAAATGTATCACGATAGAAAGTTTGAAGCACTCCTGGAAAAAGCTGCCGAAGCTGTTACTGCGGGAGGAGAGCCCGGTACCGGGGAAGAGATGGGAGACGAGCTTGGTGGCGACTTAGGGGGAGACGAGCTTGGTGGCGACTTAGGGGGAGACGAGCTTGGTGGAGAAGAAATGGGAGGCGAAGAGGCCGGTGAGGATGAAGGAATGTTGCTCGCTGCACCACCCGCCAAACGAGATGATATTGGAAGAAAAATGTATACATCCCGTGGTGCAAAAGGGAAAGATTATAAACCCGTAGTAAGCCGCAACCCAGCCGGGGACAGAAAGAAAAACCATAAAAGCAAGTACGCCGCCGAGATGGGGGGAGGCAACTTAAGAAATATATATAAAGGTTTTGAGCTATCAAAAGGAATTTATGAAGCGAAAGAACCTAATTATAAAGAAGATGAAAAAAAGATGTTTGAAGTTAATCGGGAAGTGAAAAAATTAATAAAAGAATTGGAGTCACGAGATAATGAAGCTAAAGCACAATAAGAAGAGGAATACCGTTTTTTTATTTGAAACGTTAGTGCGGGAACTTACTAAATCTATTATAAGAAAAGACCCCCGTTACAAAGAACAACTAGTTTCTATTATTAAAGAAACTTTTAACAAAGAGAAGATTCTTGGGAAAGAATTGACGTTATATAAATCTCTACTTCAAAGACAGAATCTAAAAATCCATTTAGCTGAAAAATTAATTTTTGAGGCACGCAGCCAATATAGGAAACTTGATAAAGATAAGATTTTTGTAGAGCAAAGTAAATTAATCAAAGAGATTAATCAAAGTTTATCTAAAAAAGTCTTTGCGAACTATATCCCCAATTATAAAAGTATCGCTACCGTTTATCAAATATTTAATGATGAATTGCTTCCTAGAAAAAGAGTTCTTTTAGAAGATACCGTGGTGGGGTGGCTCACCGGCGTCCCCCACACCGAGGGGAGCAATCTACCAAAAGTAGATAATTTAGTAATAAGAAAATTTGTTGACAATTTTAATAGTAGATATGGCGCTGCCATGCTAAGGGAGCAAAAAGAATTATTACAAAAATACATTTTCTCCTTTAGGGATAACGGTGTCGAATTCAAATTATTTTTGAATGAAGAGTTGGGACGCTTAAAGACAGTCATTAAAAATGGGCTCAAGATAGAAGAAATCGAAAAGGATAGCGTGTTGCAGCGCAAAAGCAAAGAGGTTCTAACTCTCATGGAAACATTTAAAGAGGAACCGCTTTCTAGTGCGATGGTAGAAAAAATCGTCAAGATTCAACATTTAGCCAGCGAGATAAAAAGCTAATGCCGATTACCGTTAATATAGGGAAAGAAGCTGTCGAAGCTTCCGAAGCAGAACAGAGACCTGTTCAAAGTCGGATAGCTCTAAATGCTCGAAGAAGTTTGGATGGCAATTATATGATTTTTAACCACCCTGAGATTGATATTATTGTAATGCCAGAGAAAAATAAAGTTGTCTCCTTTTCTAAGGAAAAGGCGAGCAAGAATGTGTATGACGCCCAGGATAGGCTATTCCAGTATTTAATTAGGCGTGGTACGATTGAGTTTGATTCTGTACAAGGGGGAAATATTTATAACTCTTTGGAGGCTTCAATTTTAGAATCTAAAATTGAAGGGGTTAATTCCGTTCAGAGCGTGCTGTATAATATTGGTAAATTTTTAATGGAGGAAAAACCTTACTACGCCTTTCTTAAAAGTTATTTTGAGGAAGAAGAAGATTGGCTTTTGGATCCGGATGCCAAGCACTCTACCGAACTCGGGGAAGTGCCCCAGGAAGAAATTAAAGGTGATATCCGCCCTGGAATGTTGCCTTATGGCCTATATTACGAGTATTATTAACGGAGGAATAATTGGATCTTTTATATTTTGTTTTAACAGCTTATGGATTAACTCAGCTTTTAGTTTTCGCCTCTATATTCCGCCCCATCCGCCCCCAGCATCATTTTTTCCATTGTGCAATGTGCATGGGCTTTTGGGTCGGCGCGTTTTTGTTCGGCATTAATGAGTTTACAGAACTATTTACATTTGACTATAACGTCGCCAATTTTTTTATTTTGAGTTGGCTTAGTTCTGGAACTTCATATTTTGTTAATATGTTATTAAAGGATGAGGGTATAAGGTATGAACACAAAATCACCAAAGAATAAAAAATGGCAACTTCAACGAGTTCGACGGTGTTGTAGTGGCTCTTAGCTCACGCGGGTAGTGCCCGCATGAAGGAAAAATAGTATGCCTAAACAACTTCTCAGAGAATACTATGAATTGTGTGAGGGTGGAATTTGCCAAGATTTGTTAACAGAGGAAGAAAAGCGCTTTGTTAAAAATGGCGGCATGATTTTGTCTGGAAAACTTCAAGAAGCCGAGGCTCAAAATGGAAATGGCCGCGTTTATCCGATTGCCACACTTCAGAGAGAAATGAAAAATTACCAAAAAGTAATAGACGACCGCCGCGCCCTAGGCGAGTTAGATCATCCGGATGATTCAGTTATTAATTTAAAGAACGCTTCTCACTTGGTCACTGAAGCGTGGTGGGATGGAAATAGCGTGATGGGCAAAGTACGAATTTTGGACACTCCTTCTGGGGGTGTGTTAAAATCTCTAGTTAATTCAGGAGTTTCTCTCGGCATTTCCTCCCGAGGCTTAGGTTCTGTGACCGAAGCTAACGGGCGCACACTGGTGGAAGATGATTTTCAATTGATATGTTTTGATTTTGTTTCAGAACCTTCCACCACCGGCGCTTACATGGCTCTTCAAGAGGGGGCTGCTAAACAGATTTTTTCGAAGACAGATAGAATTAATAGGGCGCTCAACAGCGTACTGGAGAAATAGATGAAGAAGTCGGACCTTAAAAGACTTATTAAACCCATTGTGCAAGAGTGCATACAAGAATCACTTTTGGAAGATGGGGTTTTGTCTCGGGTCATATCTGAAGTAATGATGGGGCTAGCTCCCCAGGCGCAATTAGTTAGCGAAGACAGGGAAAGGGCGCCCACTCACCAGGCCAAGCCGAGGGGTGAAAGCGAAGTACTGCAGCAACTTAAACAACAAAGACACCAGATGTTAGATAGCATTGGTACCACGTCCTACAACGGGGTCAATCTGTTTGAAGGTACTGACCCTCTAAGCAGCGCTGGCACACCTGGAGAGGCGGCATCACCCACGTCACCCCTGTCGGGTATCGACGCACGAGATCCCGGTGTAGATATTTCGTCGTTGGCTGGCGTCTTTGGGAACACATGGAAGGCAATTGGGAATGGCTAAGAACGTGAATGTAAGTGTAGAGAGAAGAGAAGGGGAGACTGTAGAGAGGCTCCTTAGACGGTTTGTGAAGAGAGTGAAAAAAGAAGGTATTTTAGAAGAATATCGCGAGAGGCAGTATTATGAGAAGCCTTCTGACAAAAAGAGAAGAATTAAAAGTGGACAAAAACGCATCGCCCAGCGAAAACAAGAAGAACAAAAAAAAGATTTAGAGAGGAAAAATTAAATGGCTTATTACCAACAAAAGAAGGGGCTAGGAAATGTGGGTTCATACCAAATATCAAGCATCCCGTATGCCACGTCCTCGATTACGGTTCCCCACTTGTCCGAAGGCACTCCACTAAGAGTTGATTTTCCGATGGTGTCGAAATTTGTAACTGTTGTCAACTCAGGATCGACTAGCGGCGATGGGCGCATGCGAGTGGGATTTTCGTCTTTAGGAGTGACGGGATCAGAAGTGTCTGTTGGGGGTATTTCGGGTCAGAATTATTATTTTACTTTAGAGGAAGGAAATTCCTATACGGCCGATTGGCGCGTAGAGAGTCTATATTTGATGATGGATAACGTACACCACGGGGGGACAGCCAGTGTTATTGCCGGCCTTACAGGAATTTCAAGCGGCTCAATTTCCGCCAATTGGTCGGGCACCATAGGGGTTGGGTGATACGACCGCTGTCCCTTATATTTAGCAAGCCTTTAGCCTTATAGCTTCTTAAGTTAAAAAACAGTCATTTAACTATTTTAAACACTATTTATAAACGATGTAAATTAATTTAGTTTTGCCAAGTCGAAGGAGCACTAAAATGTCAACAATGTTAGAGCAAGCGATTCTGGATGCGGAAGCCCTTAAAGAGGCTGCTGTCAAGAATGCTGAACAGATTGTGATCGAAAAATACCAAACGGAAATAAAAGAAGCAGTTGAGACCCTTCTAGAGCAACCTGAAGATGATCCTTTCGGGGACCCCCTCGATCCCCTAGGGGGGGAAGAAGCAGTCCCGGAAACAGATGAAGAGTTGGCACAGCAGATTCCCCTGGCCTCTACGGAAGGAGAAAAATTATGCCCGTGCCCTGGAGAGGAAGAAGAAATTGAAATCGATTTCGATCAATTGGCTGCGCAAATGAAAGCCGAAGACGAGGAAGGGGAAGAAGATACGGACGCCGCGCTAGAGATAGGCTCTCCGCTGATGGAAGGCGAAGAAGAAGTAGAACTTAACGAAGACGAACTTATAGACATTTTAGAAGAATTAACTTTGGACATGGAAGCTACTCAATCCGGATGGATGAACCGGCCTACCTATGAAATTGAGCATGAGGTAGACAAATTACAAGCCAAAACGCCTGTAGAACTGGATATCGAGGTGGATGAAGAAGAGGTGGCTAAGTCTACTACATATTTGAGCGAGTCTTTAGAAGAGGCAAAAAAACAAATTAATAAATTAAAAAATAATATTATGGAACGTACAGAAGAAAACGTGAAATATAAACAAATACTTTTGCAAATGCGAGATACTTTAAATGAAGTTAATCTTCAAAATGCAAAGTTGCTCTATACAAACCAAGCTTTGGGTGACGACTCCCTGAATGAGCGGCAACGTAAAACTATTGCCGAGGCCATCTCAAAAGCCGGTTCTGTAGCAGAGGCTAAGACAATTTTCGAAGCACTTCAGAGCACGGTGGGTAAAGCTTCCGTTTCAAGGCGAAGAGCGCCAAAATCACTAGGCGAGGCTGTTGAGAGAAGGTCTATAACACTTCCCCATAACAGGGGACAAAAAGCCAAGGCCGATCATTTTTCTGATCGGTTGAAGCTTTTAGCTGGTATTAAATAACTTAATGGAGGATTAAACAAAATGTCAGTATTAGATAGATTAACAGAAGGTGTTGTTAATCGCAATCTCCAGAAAGAAGGTGCCGCTTTGCTTAATAAGTGGGAAAAGACTGGACTTCTTGAAGGGATGGGCGATGAGAACGCCAAATCGGGTATGGCCCGACTGCTTGAAAACCAAGCAAAAGAGCTTCTTCGTGAAGCTAGTTCCATGGCAGCGGGCGATGTTCAAGGATTCGCCGCAGTTGCTTTTCCAATCGTGCGCCGAGTTTTTGGCTCTTTGATTGCAAATGATCTCGTGTCGGTTCAACCAATGAGCTTGCCATCGGGCCTCATTTTCTTCCTTGATTTTACTTTTGCGAATCGCAAGCTTGATCAGGGTTTGAACACCTCGCTGTATGGCGGTGGCCGTGTGGCTTCCCAAATTACGGGCGGTGTTGTTCTTACCGACCAGAATGCTGAAAGGAGCTTTTATGCGCTCAATCAGGGCTATTCGTCTCCAACTGGGGCGGGGCGGCAGGATATGGTTCTCATCGCTTCTGGCGTTGTTGGAAGTAATTTCCGCGACGATGCGCCTATCTCAGCGAGCGGTCCTGTGACAGCCGCCTCTTATGGTGGCGGCAATATTGCTACGAACTTGTCTAAGTTGTGTCAGTATGATCCTGACTTGGAAGGTAAATCAGTTGTTGTTTACACGATGCCATCGAACTTAACTGCTGTTGGCAGCGACGGCGACGGCCAATCCGCTACTTTCGCTCAATTTAATCGTAATGATATGATCACAATTGACTTTAACGATGGTGGCAATCCTTGGTGTACTGCCGATGGTCAAAACACTGGTGAGGGCGTCGTTTGTCGTCATGTCCGACGCTTGACAGATCTCGTGGGAGCGAGTGCAGCAGACGCCGGCTTGGCATTGAATGCGTTGCCTATCAATAGTGCTGCCAGCAACTTGGTTCTTGTTTTCGAGAGCACCTCTAGTGTCGGCAGCGAAATTATTACAGCAGACATGACGCAATCTATTAATCGTGGCGGCGCCCGTTCTGGCCCCCATAGGCGGACTAATTTCGCGACCTGTAGTTTTGCCATTACTGACCAATTTAACAACGTTGGTGCAGGTGCTATTGGTGCTGTCGTGGGTGCGAACGCCTGGGGTTTGGAAGAACCCAAGCCGTCAACCGGACTGTCCGGTTCCGGCGATGCCAAAAACGTAATTCCTGAGATTGATATCAAAGTGGATAGTGTTGCGGTGACGGCGATTACTAAAAAGCTCAAAGCTAAGTGGTCTCCAGAGCTTGGACAGGATCTGCAAGCATATCACAACCTTGATGCCGAAGTCGAACTTACGAGTATTCTTTCTGAGCAAATTGCTTTGGAAATTGATCGTGAGATTTTGGAAGATCTTATCAAAGGTGCTACTGCTGAAACTTATTATTGGAGTCGGCGTCCCGGTTTATTCGTAAATCGCAACACCGGAGCGGACACTAGTAATGGGGCCAATCCTCCCGACTTTACGGGTACTGTGTCTGAGTGGTATGAGACACTTCTGGAAACAGTCAATGACGTTTCCGCTCAGATTCACCGTAAGACGCTTCGTGGTGGGGCAAACTTCTTGGTTTGCAGCCCCGAAGTGGCGAATCTCCTTGAGTTTACCACCGGTTTCCGCGCAAGCGTGACCGCTGATACCCCCAAGGGCACAGCCGGGGCAATTAAGGTGGGTCAAATTAGCAAGAAGTGGGACATTTATGTTGATCCGTACTTCGTGCGTAATGTGATTCTAGTTGGTCGTAAGGGCGGTAGCTTCCTCGAAAGTGGATATGTTTACTCACCCTACGTTCCACTCCAGGTCACTCCCACTATCTTTGGTACGGAAGATTTCGTACCGCGTAAAGGGGTTATGACTCGTTACGCTAAGAAGATGGTCCGACCCGATATGTATGGCTTGGTTATTATTCAAAATCTTCTTGGCTAAGATTAAGTAATAACTGAGAGTCGTATCTCGCCCCACTTTCGCTTGTCGAAAGTGGGGTTTTTTATTTCTATTAATAAAAGCCAAATCTATTTACTAGCGGAGGATTATATTTATGGCAGTCCCAACTTTGACACCAGCTAGCGTAGTGAGTGCTGTTGTGTTGCCGGTCACAGGCACATATACCAACGTTAATTCACCCACCAACCCACTTCCTTTCGGGATTTATTGCCAAAGTGAATTGGAAAGTAGTACTCTGGCGTTTGTTTCGGGCGCCGTAGACCAAGTGGCATACGTGTATAAAAAGTTGGGTGGTGATGTATTAGATTTAGAGATAACAGAATATCAAGTTTATGCTGCTTACGAAGAATCTGTTTTAGAATACTCCTATATTATTAATTCGCATCAAGCTAAAAATGTTTTATCCGACGTTTTAGGCAATACTACGGCTTCTTTTAACGAGGACGGCCAGATCATGCCCGGGGATGAATTATCAGGCTCCCAGGTGGAACTAAAATATCCTAAGTTCACTTATACCTATTCACGTAGAATTGCTGATGGTATTTCTACAGAGGCCAATATCGGAGGGTCAGAAAACATTTACTCGGCATCTTTTTTTATGACGGGCGGCATTCAGGATTATGATTTACAGACAATAATTTCAAGTAGTGCAAACAATACTGCACGACCTTACTACAATTTGGTTAAAAATAATAAAATTACTGTAAGAAAAGTTTATTATAGAACTCCTCGCTCGATGTGGCGATTTTATGGGTATTATGGGGGGATGAATGTTGTTGGCAACATGTCCACTTACGGGCAATTTGCCGATGATTCTACTTTTCAGATAGTGCCCGTTTGGCAGAACAAGGCCCAGGCCATGGCCTACGAAGATGCTATTTATACTCGTGTTTCACATTGGTCCTATGAAATTAAAAATAATAATTTAAGGTTGTTTCCCATTCCTACGAGCAATTACTCCCCGGAGAAATTTTGGATTGAATTTACAGTCCAAACAGATGCCTGGGTTGACGACGCAGATTCTAAAACGGGGACTGATGGCATAAACAACATGAATACGATGCCTTTTGAGAATATTCCATATGTTAACATTAATAGTATCGGGAAACAGTGGATACGTAGATTTGCTTTGGCGTTATCAAAAGAGATGCTAGGACAAGTGAGGAGCAAATTTGCTACCATCCCTATCCCTAATGAGTCGGTGACTTTAAATGGGGATGCTTTGGTTACACAAGGAAAAGAAGAGCAAGAGAAATTACGAGAAGAATTAAAAACATTATTAGATGAACTTACTTACAATAAATTAGCGGAACAAGATGCTGCTTTGGTAGATTCTTCAAATAAAGTAATGCAGCAAATTCCTTTTGGGGTCTTTGTGGGGTAATATGAATGACACAAAACAAATGGAGCCAGCCCGACCAGCCGCCACCGCCCTTGTTTATGGGGCAAAAGGAACGCAATCTTGTTAAGCAAGTCAACGATGAACTCATTGAAAGAGTTATCGGGCAACAAGTTTTATATTATCCCATTAGTATAGATCACACGGACTTTCACGATATTTATGGGGAAGCGATAAGAAAAACATTTCTTCCTCCAATCCGAGTATACGCCCTTGTAGAGTGGAATGGGTATGAAACTGAGAATACTCACATGGGGGTTCACAGGCGCCCGTCTGTGGTGATCCATTTTCATCATCGAAGACTAACACAAGACCAAGATCTATATGTGCGAGAAGGAGATTTTGTTTTATATGGACAGTCATATTACGAAATCGTATCAACGGATGAACCAAAAGAATTATTTGGGCAAAATGCTCACAAGGTGGAAATAAGCGCGCAATGTATTAAAGCCCGTCAAAGTTTGTTTGATGCTGGTGGAATAATAGGAAACCCCAACTCTTATCCTTAAAGGAAAAAAGTAGAGATGACAAAAACAGTAGAAAATCTCCCCTATCATGTCTCCACAATCGAGACGATTGATGGTGCTTTCTGGGACCACATTCAAGATATGAATATTCATGTCATTGGGAACCAAGGGTGGAAAAAAATGCCGGTGATATGGGCTTCCGCCGAACGGGCTTATCAGATCAAGCATAACCAGGACCTTAGAGATCCGGATGGGAGTCTTATCCTTCCTATTTTGACCATCGAGCGAACGGCTGTTGAAAAGAGCCTGTCTAAAAAAGGGAGCTTCTTTGGCTATGTGCCGTACCTTTATCCTGACGGCAAGCGTGACGGAGTTACGGTCGCTCGACAAATGAACCAAGCTAAGACGGGCGATTTTGAAAACGCTTTATCCAAATATCATACTACTAAAAGTAATTCTCCTCGCCCTCCGACCAAGACGGTTTACAAATATGCGTCGGTACCGATGCCCGTCTATTTATATATCACTTATGCAGTCACAATACGGACTCAATACCAGCAGCAGATGAATCAGGCCATGGCTCCTTTCTGGACGGACACCGGAGGAATTAATTATTTTACTATTTTTAAAGATGGTCATAATTTTGAAGCCTTCATAGCCGAAAGCTTTGGCCAAGAGAACAATTTTTCTAATATGGGAACTGATGAGCGAACCATTGAAACAAAATTCGATATTAATGTTTTGGGATATGTGATTGGAGCAGATGCAAACCAGGAGACCCCCAAGGTGGTAGTGAGAGAAAGCGTGGTGGACGTTAAATATACTAATGAAAGAGCTATATTTGGGCAAATCCCGCAAGGCATAAGCCAAGCTGAGTGGGGTGCCTATTGTGGGGTTCCAAATCACAGATCTGAGAGAGTTAATAATCCGGGAACCGGCAAGAATCCTGGTGCCCCGGGCTTCCCCCTTCCTTGTGAGGATTTTTTGGACGAGGGTTAATATAAAAAACATATTTGTTTAGAGTTTTTGGTCAAGTAAGGAACTAATTATAAGGAGAAATTATTGTAAATAAAGCTATTAGTTGCAGTTAAAAGGAGAACAACAAGATGTCAATTAAGCAATTTAAATTTGTATCCCCGGGTGTTTTTGTCAACGAGATTGACAATTCTTTTCTTCCGGAGATCCCAGACAAGGTTGGCCCTGTCGTCATCGGCAGAACAGAGCGCGGCCCTGCGATGGAGCCTTATAAGGTTAATTCTTTTGCGGAATTTGTAAATGTTTTCGGCAATCCTATTCCCGGCGGCTCGGGCAAGGATGTATGGAGATACGGAAACTACACTTCTCCCACCTATGCAGCTTATGCTGCTCAAGCTTATTTGCGAAATAGCGCTCCTGTTACTGTTGTTCGCCTATTGGGCGATGCCAATCCCGGCGCCACCGCCGCATCCGGAAAAGCTGGGTGGAAAACCAATCACGCATATAATAGCTTCGTCGGCGGCGGCGCATTTGGTCTGTGGATAGCCCCCTCGTCTTCCCTCCAAGACAACATTACCGGCACTTTAGCCGCTGTTTGGTATATGGACAGAGGGTCGATCTACTTGAGTGGCACTAGAGCAGATGAGGGCGATGGCGCCGCAGGCGCCGCCCACGGACAGGGGGTGGCTGTAAAGAGCAGCAATTCCCCCTATGGGTTTAAAGCGATGGTTTATCAAGGCCCTGCCGGCGTGCACTCGGCCAACGCCGACCTGGCGACCGAGTTTAATTTTAACCCCAATAGCAGCAAGTTCATTCGTAAGGTTTTTAACACTAATCCTACTTTGACAAATACTAATATTGGGCCATCGACTACAACAACCGCATCTTATTGGCTTGGCCCGACGTATGAGAACTGGCTTGGTAATCCCTACGCGGGTCACAACGTCACCTCCTCTGTCGGTTCTTATTGGGGAGTTATTTTACCCTTGAGAAACGCCGCTGAGAGCGTAGACGAATCGGATAACCAAGTGCAAATGACCACAGCCCAAACTGATTGGGTTTTCTCGCAGGATTTGGGGCAAGGTCCGAGCGCGACTGGTTCATATACATATGGCCAGATGCAAAATTTATTTAAATTTTATGCGTTGAATAGCGGGTTGTGGGAAGGACAGCGGTTTAAGATCGCGATTCAAGATATTAAAGCTTCGACTAATAGTGCCTATCCTTACGGATCGTTTTCGGTTGTTGTTCGGAACGCGAAAGACAGCGATTCTGCGATTGAATATATAGAAAGATTTTCTCAATGTAGTTTAGATCCCCAATCCCCCAATTATATAGCTAGAAAAATTGGGGATGTTTATAAGGTATGGAACTACGAAGAAGGAAGATACAGGGAGTACGGAAACTACAAGAATCGTTCAAAATATATCCGAGTTGGAATGAACGAGCAAGTAGATGGCGCCTTTACAAACGAAATGTTTTTGCCTTGGGGATACCGGGGGCCAACCAAATATGGGCCCTGGTTCTTTTTGAGTGGTGGGGTGGATGCATTTACAACTGCGGGGGGTAGTACCGCAACGACGGTACCTGTCACGGGCGGCCAGACCGTTGCGGGCGAAGCTGAAGGTTGGACTGGTATCGATGGTCAGTTAATCTCGTATACCCCCCGCGTTGCCGCCGGGGCACAATCAATCATGTTTGTGACTCCTTCGATCTTGGCTCGAACTTCTAGCTTGACAGCACCGAATCCTTCTAAGGCATATTGGGGTGCCACGGCTCAAGTTCATGGCAAGCCAGCAGAATTTGATTATAATTGGTACGACTATGTGCGCGCCCTGAACGCGAATGTTGTGGGAGCACAACATTCGGAAACCCATGCGATGTTTAGTGCGCTGACAAGATCATTTATATTTAGTTTGGATGACTTATCTGCTTCGGTTAATTATGCCGGAGGTCCCGGACAATCAACCACTTCTCAAGTAAATGATATGGGATGGCAACAAGGTGCTCGTGCGAAAGGAGTGTCCTATCGCGGAACCGGATCGTATAGCGAACTTTTGAAGCGTGGATTCGACCAGTTTGTGATACCTCTTTACGGAGGTGCTAATGGGCTTGACATTCATGAAATGGATCCATTTAGAAACAGTAAGATGGGTGCCACGAGTGTTAACGAGACCACAAGCTATGAATATAATAGTATTAAAAGGGCCATTGAATCGGTGACCGATCCCGAAGTGGTAGATTGCAATATTATCACGATGCCGGGTCTTACACTTCCAGGGTTAAACCAGAGGTTGCTACGCGCCGCTGAATCCCGAGCGGATTCTTTGGCTGTTATCGATCTTCCTGGTGGCTATCAGCCAAAAACTGAAGCAGTTGGTAGCGAGCAAGATAGAATGGGCAGTATAGATGGCGTAATCCAGGGACTCGAAGACATGCAAGAAAATACGAGTTACGGATGTGCGTATTACCCATGGGTTCAGATAAGAGACCCACAAAATAATGCTATGTTTTGGGCACCACCATCTATTGCTGCGTTGGGAGTTATGGCCAATACCGAAAAGAAAGCGGAATTGTGGTTTGCTCCTGCGGGCTTTAACCGAGGAGGATTAACAATTGGCGCAGCGGGCATTCCCATTACCAATGCACGCACAAAGCTTTCTTCAAAGGAGAGAGATAAGCTGTATGAGGCCAATATTAATCCTATTGCGTCTTTCCCAAGTGAAGGTCTTGTGGTCTTTGGCCAGAAAACTTTACAGGTTCAGACGTCAGCATTAGATAGAATTAATGTGCGTCGTCTCATGAACTTCATTAAGAAAGAAGTATCACGCATGGCGGCCACTGTGTTGTTTGACCAAAATGTGCCGGCTACTTGGAATCGCTTCTTAAGCAAAGTTAATCCATTCTTGAGATCTGTTAAAGCTCGTTTTGGGTTGCAAGATTTTAAAGTTGTTTTGGATAGCACTACTACAACTCCGGAGTTGATTGATAGAAATATTATGTATGCTAAGATTTTCTTGAAACCAACACGAGCTATTGAGTTTATTGCTATTGACTTTAATATCTCAAATAGCGGAGCGGCGTTTGCCGATTAATTAAAAAAATGAATAGTGGAGTGGATATTTTAATCCACTCCACTATTTATAATACACTTCAGTAAGGAGACATAATGAAATGGCAGGTTTTTGGACAGACATAAATATTGAACCAAAAAGAGCGTATAGATGGTTGGCGTACATCGGAGGAATGGACCCCTTTCTTTGTAAGAAATTTACAAAGCCGAAGGTAACAATTAGTGAAACTTCACACAAGTTTCTTAATCATACTTTTTGGTATCCCGGTCGAGCGGAATGGGATACGGTCTCCTTTACACTTGCTGACCCCGTTAATCCCGATGCTGCTGCCATTATGTTTGGCAAACTGATGATGTCTGGGTACAAATATCCAGACAACTTTAGCAATAGCGTGTCCACCATTTCCAAAGCCAAGTCCACAGCAGGACTTGGTGAAGTGAGAGTGGTCCAGTTGGGTTCTCAGGCATCTAGTGCTGATAATGCCAACCCCATTGAACAATGGACGTTGGTTAATGCCTGGATCAAAGACATCGGGTTTGGCGAACTGGATTATGAATCTGAAGATATGGTTAACATTGAAGTGACTTTGCGGTATGATTATGCTGTGTTGGATCCATTTGATCCGGAAACCGCCGCCAAGGACCAAGATGGGGCTCCGGCTCCGACACCCCAACAGTTAGCTGATACTTTGGGTTAACAGAATTTTAGGAGAAACAAATAGGTGATATATGGCGATTCGAAACAACGAAGAAAGAATGGGAGCCCGACAGCGAAATAGTGGCGACCCACCCCCCCTCCAAGTAGAAGACCAAAAAGTAGAAAACACAAAGGAGGCACCCCCGCCTCCCATCGCTTTTTCAACCCCAACAGAATTTGTAGACCTACCTTCAAAGGGAATGTTCTATGCCGAGGGTCACCCACTCCATGGGAAGGATTCAATTGAAATTCGTTACATGACAGCGAGGGACGAGGATATTCTAACCTCTAAATCCCTTTTGAAAAAGGGAATAGCTATTGACAGGCTATTGCAAAATGTTATTGTTGATAAGAATGTTGAAGTTGAACAGTTATTGATTGGCGACAAAAATGCCTTAGTGATTGCTGCAAGGATTACGGGGTATGGTGCGGATTACAGCACGAAGCTTATGTGCCCTGCTTGCGGCACCCATACCCAGACATCTATTGATCTGGGAGAAGTACCCCATGCAGAGGTAGAGTTCCCAGAAGAGGTGGATCGCACAGCAAACGGGACATTTATAATTATTCCTCCTCGTACCGAAGCACAGGTGGAAGTAAAATTGTTAACAGGGGTAGATGAGAAAAAGTTGGCTAAAACAATCGCGTTTAAAAAGAAGAAGAACCTTCCCGAGTCTACTCTAACAGATCAACTTAGATTGAGCATCGTATCAGTAAACGGAACAAAAGAACCTAATATGATTAATCTTTTTATTGGTGCGTTGCCCGCTTCAGACGCTCGTTATATTCGCGATCTTTATTCAAAAATCATGCCGAATGTAGATATGAAACATGAATTCGAATGTCCTGCCTGTGGTTATGAACAGGAAGCGGAGGTGCCGTTCACAACGGACTTTTTTTGGCCTAAGTGATAAGTACATCGAACATGTTTATGAACAATTTTTTGTCCTCAAATACCACGGAGGATGGAGTTTCTTTGAGGCATACAATCTTCCGGTGAAGTTGCGTAGCTGGTTTTTACTTCGTTTGCAGAAGCAGTTGGAACAGGAAAAGCAGCAAATGGATGAGGCATCCAGAAAAGCTAAGAGCAAAGGTGGCTCTCGTTCCCTCCCGCGCCGATGATAAATTAAACATTCCTTCCTTATTTTAATACAATAACTAATTATAATGAACCACTATATCCGTTGGAGGAGAAATAATGGACAGTAAGATGCCTGATGAAACCCCTATTGTTATTGACTTGAGCGCAGCTAATAAAGTTGAGGTTAGTGAACGCCTCAACTATTTACAGAAGTTGGCTATTTCATCCCCCGAATTTTTGGGCAGTTGGATAGGCAGTATTATGCATCGTATGTTCGGGGGCCCTGCGATTCCCGTTACCGTGCGCGGCACTCGTTCCCAGATTAAAACTTTCGCCAATACCCTCCAAAAAGAAAAGCGTTATATTGAGAATTATAATAAATATGGTTTAAATGATCCCAATACTTATAAATCCAAGGCTAAACTCCAAAATGCTGTCTCTAAATTTGAGCGAGCAACGGGTATAAGGTGGCCCTTCAAATAGAGAGGAATCTATAGGTGACGAACGGACCACAAGACGAAGCTGCTGCTCAAAGAGCCGCCGATTTAGCCGCCCTTAATTTGGAACGCGCTAAGGCGCTATCTAAAATAAACGCAGAAAATCTTACCTTAGCGGAAGCCGCACAGAAAGCCAACGAAGGCACTATTAGAGCGCTCGAAAGACAGACTATGCACATGGAGCGTGAACTAGAACTGGCCATAGAGAAGGGCGACAAAGACCAAGACGAACTTGACGCCCTCCTAAAAAAAATCGATGCCAACAAAAGACTTGTGGGTCTGGCCCAGGATAATTTAGACCTTGCCAATAGGCGCGTTGAAGCACAAGGCAAACTACGCGATATAGGTGGGGACATTTTACGCTCTAGTATGGGTATTAATACTGCCTGGAAAGATAGTACAATGTTGGGCACCCTGGTATCCGCCGCCGAGTCTGGAGAAGACTTTGCTGATAACTTAAATCTAATTGCTGATGGCTTCGAAGATATGATACAGCCTCTCAACGTTGCGGGGATGGCTATTACCAAATTATTTGACACAACCAAACAGATGGTGTTGAGCCTCGACGGCGCTTTCGCTTCTTTCAACGCAGCAACTGGCCAAGCCGGAAAATATAATGAAACAATTGTTGCAACAGCCGATGCGGCAGCGAAGTTTGGCATAGATGCCGCCGGTGCTGGCGAAGCCGCACAAGCGCTTTTCGTAAACATGTCGAGCTATACAGATCTTGCCCCCGACGTAGCAGCCCAATTGGGCACAACGGCTGCCGGCTTGGAGAAAATGGGGTTTGGGGCAGCCAACGCCGGCAAAATAATGGATCACGCCATGAAGGGGTGGGGCATGAGCGTTGGTGAGGCCGAACAAATGACAATGGACTTAGCAGCATCGGCCCAAGCCCTGGGCATGGATATAACACAATATGGAGCCCAATTTCAGACCGCCATGAAAGAGCTGGGCAAATATGGGCCTGAAGCCGTAGACATATTTAAGGATTTGGCCGCTGTTTCGAAAACGGCGGGTGTTGAAATGGATACGCTAATGGGAATAGCTGATCAGTTTGACACCATCGATAAAGCGGCAGAGGCATCCTCCAAACTTAATATGATTATGGGAGGAAATTTATTTAACAGCATGGAACTGTTGAATTTAAAAGAGCATGAAAGAATAAAGGTAGTCCAAAAGCGTATTGCTCAATCGGGTCGTTCGTGGTCAGCGATGGATCAACATGAAAGACAGGCTCTGGCGGCCACTCTTCAAATTAGCGATATGGCGGAAGCCAATAGACTCTTCGGCATGAGCGCTTCGGCTTATGAAGAAAACGCCAAGAAATCGGCAGAAGCTACAATGCATCAAGAACAATTGGCAGAAGCTACTAAAGCCTCTACGTCCATGGGAGAGAAGTTTGCCCTTATTATGGAACGAATGGCTATTGGAGCGTCGTTTATTGTCGAGGGAATTAATTGGATTCTAGATGGGCTCTTAGAGTTGGGCGACGCGGCAGGATGGATACTATTTGGCGTATTGATTCTCGGGCTCTGGGCGCTCTCGGCTGTAATAAGAATTGTCGCAAAGAAAATGGGCCAATATATAGGGGAAGGGATGGGCGAAGCCATTCGGGGTGTAATGGACGCCACCGGTGAGGGAGCAGAGCAGCTAGGGGAGAGTATTCAAAAAATGGGACAATCTATTCGAGCCGTCTGGCCTTCCATTTTGGCCATCGGCGCAGCTTTCTTGATGATGGGGCTCGCTCTCTTTTTGGTTGTATATGGTATTGTGCTCTTGGCCCGGGCCATAGGTGAATTATCGGGTGGTCAAATGTTCTTATTGGCAGGGATACTTATTGGAATTGGGGTGGGGCTATATTTTGCCATTCCCGCGTTACTTTCATTTGCCGCAGCGTCTGCGGCATCCGCCGTCCCCATTCTTATGCTAGGAGCCGCTTTTGCCCTCTTCGGCCTCGCTGTATTATTGGCCGGTGTGGGATTATGGATTGTAGCTAATGCTATTCTAATGTTGGTACCCCATGTCGCTTCCGTTTTCCTTCTGGTGGTTGCTTTGGGACTTTTAGCAGCCGTATTGTGGGGCCTTTCTCTAGTTGCCTTTCCTATTTTCTTGGGCATGATCCTCATCTCTAGTGCTTTGGTGATACTAGGGGTGGGTATTGCAGCTGTCGCCATACCCATGATGCTTTTCTCGTTGGCTGTTACCATGTTGGCGGCTGGTATAAAGGCCATGGCCGCCGGGATGTGGGCCTTTGCGGACGCTCTCTTCGCAATTGTTCCTCTGATCCCACAGGTAATGTTACTCGCAGGCTCGATGATGCTTCTGGGAATGTCTGCCATGCTATTGACTGTGTTTGGACCTTTAGCTGGAATTGGACTCGGAATTATGGCGCTTGGTGTAGGGTATCTGGCCGCTGCTTTGTTGCTGATTAAGACCAAAGATCTTATAGCATTGGGAGTAATAATGACAGGCTTTGCTGCAGCTGCCAAAAATATGGATAAGGTAAAGTCGGCTGCGGGTTATATTGATGATATGAACGACTCTCTACTAGATGGTCTCCCCGTTTATGAAGACGCGATTCCTCTCCTAGCCATGCTTGGAACTTCTTTCGTTACTTTTGGTGGGGATGTATTAATGGGGGTGGCGGCTCTAGAATTATTTGGTGGTGTGTTATCATTTCTTACCCCAATAATGGAACTTTTCACGCAAACTTTTGACCATTTGGCTTTCGCAGTACTGCCACAATTTTTTAGCATGACTCCGATGTGGCTTGAGTTGGCTGCGGTATGGCTTACTTTCATGCCTATTGCTATGATGTTGGCCGCCGTTATACGAGAATTCGCGCTGTGGAGTATGATTGCTGCGTATGGCATGATGTCGCTGGGGGCCTCACTATTTTGGGCCGGGGCAGCTATCAATAGTATTCAGGCGGAGACCCTCAACGCGCTAGCGGAATTTTTCAAGGCCCTCGTTTTAGCTCTTCAAGGCGGTATTGCAGGGATGATGGACGACATTAGTTGGTCGTTGTGGCAAGTTAGCTGGGCGACCAATTTGCTTGATGAATCCGCGACGGCTAGTTTGGGGCACATGTTTCATGGATTGGCAGTCGCGTTCCCGGAAATTGCTAAACCAGAGGCCCCGGAGCAGTTGGAAAAAGTAGTTCAAGCGCTAAATTCGGTAGAAACTTCATGGATGGATAAAATTGGCGACGTGCTTGATCCCTTCGGTATTTACGGAGGCATTTTTGATGCGATGACTGGTGGGGGTGGTAAAAAAGAAGCTGCTGCAGGAACCGCCGGCGCCGGTAACCAGACCATTATATTAAAGGTGGATGGCCGAGAATTGGGTAGGGCCGTAACTAAGTCACTAAACCAAGTGAACAACTTGCAGCTAGGGTAAATAAAGGAGGGTAGTGAAAAATGGCGTTTGAGTGGTGGAACATGAAGTTGGGTCCGAAGCCGGAAAGTCGGAGCGTGGCATATGATGATGAGAGTTCCGCTTACGCCAATTATCGCAACTTATATATTAATTTTTTAGGAGTGGGGACAGGCCGCGCCGTTCGTTTTAAAGCATTCTTAACGGACTTTTCTGATGACTTCTCTTCAAATTGGAACGAAGAAGAAGTATATGGAAGGATGGACCCTATTCTTACTTTCCAATCAACAAAGCGTGCTTTGACTTTTGCTTTTGATGTCCCTTCCGCTAACTATGCTGAAGCGGTTGCTAATTTTCGACGCCTTTCGCTACTGATCGGCCTGTTATATCCCGGGTATTCCGGAGGGGGTGCTAACGCACTTTCCACCGCACCGCTGTTCAAAGTTTCCTTTACCAATTGGGTGAACACAGGTACTGGAGGAGCGGTCCAGGAGAGCGGACTCGTGGGAGGCATCAAAGGATTCAATTTTACGCCGGATTTAGAAGCGGGAGTGTGGGACGATCCGGGCTTTGTTACGCCCAAAATATTTAGTGTTAGTTGTGACATGACTGTGTTACATACTGAAGCTTTGGGGTGGTCAGGCAGTAGCTGGAGAGGCCGAGGACCCGGGACGCAGTTCCCTTATGGTGCACCCTTTATGGAACAGCCGGAGGGAATGGAATTGCCGGATAAAGAGGTCACGCAACAGAACGATGCGGGGTCATCGGGAACGGATGAAATGGTGGAGGCGGCTGAAGAGATTATTTTGGAGGGTGGAATGTCAATGGACCCGAACCAAGCCGGCGCACCGATGACCTCGGCAGACGAAACCGCTGACTACACTGTTAACACTTTAGACTAGGAAGGTATATAATAAAATGGCATCAAGATATATAAATCGTAAAATTACGAGAAACGATAATAAACTTTACAAATCGGTGTTTGAGGATAGAAATGTTAAGTATATTAGACAGTTTCGTTCACCGGTTCTGGCTTATCCTACAGCAGATCAGATGCGTCTCGTTCAAAAGGTTGGCCATATTTGGACACTGGGTGACAGATATTATAAATTAGCGCATAAACATTACGGAGAATCTCAGTATTGGTGGGTAATTGCTTGGTTTAATAAAAAGCCCACGGAAGCACACGTCGCGCTGGGTGATACCATTTATGTGCCGCTTCCTTTACACGCAATTTTAGGCATGCTACAGGTATAAAAGAATGAGTACTGAGCCCACAGTCACTACCGATGCGGATCAAAATCCAGCCGGTCAACCAAGATTTGCAGAACAGTGTTACTTATTATGGAATTGGTCAACCTTCCATAAACAAAATTTGAGTCAGACCTATAGTAATTTTACTGTTTTAATGGGTGAACCCTCGATGATTATTAACCGCCTTCTGTCTAAAAAAGGAATAGAGAGGCTCTTTGAACTGAAGCCTGTTGAAGTATCTGCTCTGGTCCCTAAAATTCGCATCTTCAAATCTCGTCCCGGAGGAGGGGCAGATCAAGAATTAATATTTCAGGACCATACCTCCCGCTCTTCGATTGAAAACATTATGAAAAGTGGTTATGGCCGTGGCGACGGTATTGGCATTAAAGGTTTTGATTATGAACTAGAGGGGGGTGCACCAAAGGGCGGCGCCGCGATGGTCCAAAAGGGATCTACCAAGCTTAATTTTAAATTTTTATTTCAAAATTTGGAAATGTTAGTTCACCGAAGCGAAGGTCACCCCGCTTTAATTGATTTACTTACATTACCTCCCGCAAGCGATCAGCCGCCCCTCAATTGCCCCGAAGGGGGCGCTGTAAATATTTCTCATTTATGGGATACAAAAGAGTTTGTCATGAAGGTGGTGTATGGGTGGGCGGTCCCCAACGGGTCTTTGATTAGTAATGACCTCAAGGCCGCGATTCGCGGCGCTGCTACCACTTTGATGGTAAACACTACCGGGCACGATCTAGATTTTCAACTAGACGGAAGCGTTCAGTTGAGTGTGGATGCCACGGGATATGCCGATGCCGTCCTGCGTGATCCGCTTTCTGATGTTTTGTGGCTCGACAAGAAACGATCTAAAAATCAGGATATGAAAAAAACGGAGATAGAGGACACTAAAAAAGAGTTGGATGAGGCCAAAAAATTAAAGGAAGAGGGTGAAAAAGAAGAGGCGACAGCAGAGAAGGAGCAGAGTGGTTGGCAAGACCTCGGTGACATGGTTGGTCTGGGCAGCGATGCAAACCAAGACGCCGAGAAAAAAATTGAGGATGCGGAAGCGGTCATAGATAAAAAAGAAGAGGAGGTGAAGGCCGCAGCGAAAGCTTATGATAAAGATGCGGCGGCCAATAAAGTGTTTGTATATCAGAGATTATTGAATGCCCTTAACACGTCGGGGCGAATACTTTATTTCGATTTAACACCGGAACAAATTACCGCTTATGAGGCCGATGTGGCCGCCACTCTTAAGGCGCGTTCTGGAGCCGGCGCCAAAGCTCCAGCCCCGGCCTCTCCAGAAGCATCAGATACCAAAGGGCCCGAAGAGAAGGAGAAGGAGATAGCCGAAGCCAAACCAGCAGAGCAGGAGGAGTTAGAAAAGAAGGATGTAGAGGGAAACGAGTCCACCCAGCCTGAAATAAAGCCTCAGACCGCTGACCCTGGAGAGACACCTGTTGGAGATAATAACACTGCCGTGGAAAAGGCTGTTGAAAAAACCGTCGAAGACCCCGAAGGGGCCAAAAAGGACTTGGAGAAGCATATAGAAACAAATTTAGTCCAAACAGGCGGCCAGTCTCCCATTAACAGAGTCTTTTATTTCTACTATGGCGACCTTTTGGACGTAGTATTTGGAGTGTTAAATGACAACCCCGCTGCTATAAATATAAGATCAATGTTAGGGCCGATTTCTTTTACTGATGCCAAAACTAACGTTAAAACGATTTGTAATTTGGCTGACATTCCTATTTCGTTAAATAAGTTTTTAGAGTGGTTTAACCGTAACGTGGTGGGGGAAGGGGTGACGGAATATCTTTTAGAAAAGTTTGTGAAGGATACTATTAAAGGGCTATTGATGTCGGCACTAGGGGATGATTGCTGGGAAAGTCAAGGTGCCCCCACACCGTCGCCCACTGTGGCCATGATTCCCTTGATTGTGCCGGGGACAGGCGAGGGCGGCCAGGAAGCTAGAATCCCGAAAGGGGGGCGCCTCAACGTAGGGGACATATCGTCTGTGAACATTAAAGAATTGGTTCCTGGCACCGAAGACCGCAGCGCCACTGGCCTTCATACTTATATTTACATATACTCATATGCATGGTCGGCGGGAGATTTAAACGGGGATCCTGCAGCCGATTATGACAAAGGCATCTATCATCTTAATATTGGAGGAGACCGAGGGCTTGTTAAAAGTATGAAGTTCAGTAAAATAAGCATGCCCCACATAGAGGCTTCCCGGGCGCTCAAACAAAGTTGTGATTTGAGACACCTACAACAAGCGTATAAAATTGTAGTAGAGATGATTGGCAATTCGATATTTAAGCCCGGGCAAATGGTCTATATTAATCCCTCCACTATGGGCAGCGGAGATCCTCAGTCGCGTCGTCTTATCACAGAGAAACTGGGCTTGGGTGGGTATTACACGATACAGAAAGTGTCTGGCGATATTACTGCGGCGGGATTTCGCACTACCATAGAGGGTGTGCGCGAGCACGGAAGCGAGAATAGTGATCCTAAAACCCAACCTCCTACTGATGGCGCCGCTGCAACGGAACCACCTGTGGATGCCATACCTGACAATATGACTCTTCCGAAGGGCATAACCCCGGACCAATAATGAGGGAAAAAATATATGAAAGATAGAAAACCTCTTAACAATAAAATTTTCACCCCTCAAGGGAAAAATGGCCTTAATGCGATTGCGTCCTATAAATTCCGGAAGTTTTACAAGGATAAGTATCTTCAAATGCACAAGCCATTTGAAAAAGCTTTAATAGATTTGTGGTACGATAAACCCTTGTTTGGAAAAGTTAGTGCGGAGGGAGACGCCATTTTTCTTTCGGAAACAAATTTGAAGCAGCTTAGGGTGGAGGGAGACAAAACTCTTTTTGCGGTTGATTTTGTAGCCGATGCGTTTAGCGATCTGCAAACACACTTTGTGGAAGCTGCTTTTCAGAGAAGAATAAAAACAGAAGACACCCCCTATGTTTCCCTAGATCCTCAGATAGCATGGGCTCCAATTGGCAATATGTACCACAATTATTTGACCTCTATTTATAAGAGTTTCGTGTCCAATTATATAACGTCCCGAGGCGCCGAAAGAAAAATAGGAAATTTTGACGCCTTTGTACAATTGTTTATTATGTTCTTGCGTGATGTAGGAGTAGATTTTCCCTTTACTCGAACAGGTTTTATATTATCTAACCGATGTCCCAATACGGTGTCTGGGTTGATGATTGATCTAGCGGGAGCAGCCCATGGCGCCGACTTAAAAAAGGTAAATAGTTTTATAAAAGATCGCAATTTTAGATTTTTTCGTGATTCCGCTAAAAATTTTGGTTTTATGGTAGATCGGAACGCCCCTTGGCGTTTGGTAGCAGATCTATCATCGCCCAAGATGCAGGAGTACATAGCACGCTATGGCTTGTGGGATAGTAGCAGCGATATGATAGATAAATATTATTATAAGTCTCATCGCTTGGATATAGAGACGATGAAGGCGTATTTGGTTGAGTTTTACAACTCTTTTGCCCTCGAACTCCCCTATACGGATTGCCCCACTCAGATTGTATCTTGGGATACGCCCGGGACAACCGGGAACAAAGAAAGAATTTCTCGAAGGAGAATTTTTAGACAAAAGGTGACACGACAGCAAGTAGATGCGGCTTACGGGCCTACATTTTGGCTGAAAACATATTTATTAATACGCATGTATGAAAGTGGCGCCGCAGTTACTTGGAGCCGGGATCGTTTTAAAAATAAAACAAAGCAAGTGTTTGAATATTACAAAGTGTTTGACTTTGAGACCGCAATAGGGTATATTAATGATTGGGCGAAGAAAGAGATGAAACTCAATCTTGCTAAAATGCTAGCTACGGATAAGTCTTTAGGAGTATCGGCATCCGACATACAAAAAGCACAGGATCAATATCCACAGACAGGACCAAGCGTAAATGACATTATTTCAGGTTATCAAGAGCCAAAAGAGAAGCCAAAAGAAACCAACATCGGCAAATCTACTGTATTTGACCCCCCACTTGACTAATACGGTACCTACTAGCGGTCGGACTTGGCGACATCACCCTTGTTTGGAGGAGGGCTCTTATGAATACGCTAACCTTTATTGCGAGGGCAAGACTTTAGATGAAGTGTGCCCTGCAGCGCTGCGTGACAAGTGGGAAATTCAAACTAAACGCTTGAAGGCTTTTTATCGCGCTTTTAGGGAGGCTAAGGTTGATCTGACAGAACATTGTTTTTATGAGCAACTCCCTCCTGGTTTGTTAAAAGAATATTTGGAGTTGAAAAACCAGATTACTACTCACGTCTTTGATACTTATCCAAAACCTGCGAATTATGATTTTTTGTTTGAGTTAACAAAAGTAGTAGAAGAAATAAAAGAAAGAAAAATAAATGTTGATCCTTCTATTTTAAAGAAGCGCTTTGCAGAATATAAAGTGCGCCAATTTTATAAAAAAATCTCCCACACCTATCCTTCCATTTCTTATAATATTTTTGGAACAAAAACAGGACGCCTTACTACCACCAAGGGTAGTTTTCCCATCTTAACGATAGATAAAAGTTATCGTTCTATAATCAGACCACAAAATGATTTTTTTGTCGAATTGGATTTCAACGCAGCGGAATTGAGGACGCTGCTTGCATTGGGAGAACACGAACAGCCGGTGGAGGATTTACACGACTGGAATGCGGAACATGTTTATCGGGGATTGTTATCCCGAGAGGAATCAAAGAAGAGAATTTTTTCTTGGCTCTATAATCCTTCATCGAAAGATTATTTGTCGGCCCGGGCCTATGACAGAAAGAAAGTGCTTGAAAAATACTGGGATGGTAAAGTTGTAAGAACTCCTCTTGGGAGAGAGATCGATGCTGACCAGCACCACGCTCTCAACTATATTATTCAAAGTACCACGAGTGATTTATTTTTGGATAGAATGATAGCGGTACATAAATTTTTGGCAGACAGAAAATCCTTTATTTCTTTTTCAATACATGATAGCCTAGTAATTGATTTTGCTGAAAGCGAGCGCAACTTGATTTCCGACATTGCTCAAATTTTTTCGCAGACAATTTTTTCAGATTTTTTGACTAATGTTCGAGAAGGTCAAAATTATGGAGATATGGACGTAAGATGCAAACTGTAATTGGATTGGGCCAAGCCGGTTTTAATATCGCGACGGGTTTCGCGAAATACCCTCAGTATAATGTTTATACGCTGGATTCCGAGGCGCAGCACACTCCTAACCACTTTCTTCTTCCCAAGTGTGCGAACCATGAGGAGTACGAGTCGCGTACTCCAGATTTGTCAGGATACTTTAAAGAAATCCCAGAGGGGGAAGAGGTATTATTTATTATTGGGGGCGGAGGAACTGTAAGTGGTGCTTCTCTTGCGATTTTGCAGCAACTTCAAAAGTGCAAAATTCACCTCCTTTATATTAAGCCCGATATCTCTCTAGTGAGTGAACAAAGGATGAAGCAGGAACGTGTGGTCTTCAATATTCTCCAAGAATATGCGCGATCTAGTGTTTTTGAACGCATTATTTTAATTGACAATATGGAACTAGATAGAATAGCGGGAGGGGCTCCGGTAATAGGATATTATAAGGAATTGAATAAAATTTTAATTTCTGCTCTTCACATGATAAACGTCTTTACCCACTCTGAAGCTGTTATGAACACAATCGCCAAACCGCTTGAAATGACGCGCATTACAACGGTTGGCGTTCTAGATGTGGAAAAAAACGAAGAGAAGTTGTTTTTTCCCTTGACAGCGACTAGGGAAAAGAGTTATTATTATGCAGTGAACAACGAAACGTTAAAAACGGATCGCGAGCTATTTAAAACTATTACTGGACAACTGAAAGAAAAAATTATTGAGGATAAACTGAAAATCTCATACGGAATTTATTCAACTCAGTATAAAAAGAATTATGGTTTTTTAATCGCTCGAAGTTCTATGGTGCAAGGCATTATCTTAGAAAAAACCGAGGAGGAATAATATGTCTATTCGTATACGTGCGTATGTGGGAACATTTGAGAAAAAAAATGGCCAAGAGCGAGCTATGAAATTTGCTCGGCTGGAGGATTTACCAGAGGGGTTTGTGGAACAAAAAACTAAAGGGACTAACAAAACTCGCAAACTCGTGGAGGGCAATGAATTGGTGTGGGATCTTGATGAGAAGAGTTTCCGCGTTTTTAATTGGAATACCGCGAAGGGGGATGTTTCACAAATCGAAAATTTTTCTCTTGACAGCCTAGACTAGGTATGTTAATATTAGTGTCAGATGTTCAGAAAATTTGCTGGGCATACTCTAACTATAAGGAAAAAAATAATGGGTATTGATCTTAAGAAAATTAAAGCAAGAAAAATGGCGTTGGACAACAGAGGAGGTAACAGTAACTTTTGGCGTCCTCAAGATGGCGACCAAACCATTCGTATTGTACCAACTCCAGATGGAGATCCCTTCAAGGATTTCTTTTTTCATTATAACGTAGGCAAAAATTCGGGTTTTGTGTGCCCCAAAAAGAATTTTGGTGATGACTGTCCTGTATGCGGATTTGCTACAAAGCTTTATAATGAAGGGACTGACGACAGCATCAAGATGGCAAAGTCTCTCTTTGCTCGTCAACGCTTCTTCTCTCCCGTAGTTGTGCGTGGTGAAGAGGCGGATGGGGTGCGCATTTGGGGTTATGGGAAGATGGCGTATGAGTCACTTCTTAACTTGGTGTTGAATCCTGAGTATGGCGATATCACCGATGCTGAAGAAGGCACCGATCTTATTCTTACGTATGGGAAGCCTCCCGGTGCTACCTTCCCACAGACAAAGCTCCAACCTCGGAGACAATCATCTCCGCTTTGTCAGGACGGTCCAGAAAAGTGTGCTGAAATGATGGAAAGCATTCCAGAATTTGAGGGGCTTTTTGAGCGCAAAACTACAGAACAAGTGGGCGCGATGTTAGACGAGTTTTTGGCTGACGAAGATAGTGCTGAAGACAGTTCTGTAGAAACTTCTAAGTATAACGCCAAGGAAACATCATCAGTTGATGATGCTTTCAGCGAATTGCTTAGTTAGTAAATGCCCGCAGGGAGGCATGGGGTTACAGATGTCTCAACTTACATTAATCAATACGAGGAAGAAGAATGGCAAAAGCAAAAAAAGCTGGCAAGCTTTCGATTGCGGACATGCGTAGTTTAATTAACCGAAAAGCCGGCATGCCGGTGGCTCACAATTTAAGCGAAGAAAATCCCACCCAAGTTGCCGATTGGATTCCAACAGGTTCGCGGTGGCTCGATTCTATTGTTTGTCGAGGTAAGCTGGCAGGAATTCCGGTGGGGAAAGTCTCCGAGATCGCTGGCCTCGAATCTACTGGGAAATCATACATGGCAGCTCAAGTCGCAGCAAATGCCCAGAAAATGGGTATCGATGTGATTTATTTTGATTCCGAATCAGCGATTGATCCGAGCTTCTTGGAGCGCGCCGGTTGTGATTTGGATACTCTTCTTTATGTTCAGGCGCAATCTGTTGAATTTGTGCTAGAGACTATTGAGGATCTGCTGGGCTCCAATGAAAACAGAATGCTGTTTATTTGGGATTCGTTGGCCTTAACCCCAGCTATTTCTGATATCGAGGGAGATTTTAATCCTCTTTCATCAATGGCGGTCAAGGCTAGGATTTTGGCCAAGGGAATGTCTAAGTTGACCGTTCCTATTGCCAATACTCAATCAACTTTTTTGGTTCTCAACCAATTGAAAACCAACATCACCCGCAGCCCTTCTGAGGCAATGACCACACCTTATATGACTCCTGGTGGTAAGGCGATGATTTATTCTTATTCGCTGCGCGTGTGGCTGACAGGGCGTAAAGCCAAAGCGTCATATATCATCGATGATAAGGGATATCGCATCGGTTCCGAAGTGAAGGTTCGGTTGGAAAAGAGCCGATTTGGTACACAGGGAAGACAATGTAATTTTAAAATTTTGTGGGGTGAGGAAATTGGTGTTCAAGACGAGGAGAGTTGGTTTGAGGCCGTTAAAGGTTCTAAGCATTTGGCCTCATCGGGAGCGTGGTATACTCTTGCACATGCGGACGGCACCGAAGAAAAATTTCAACCTTCTAAGTGGCCTGAAAAAATTCAAGATGAGAAGTTTAGGACCAGAATTTTAGAAATCATGGATGAAGAAGTGATTTTAAAATTTGACAAGCGGGAGGTAGACGCCGACCAGTTCTACAATTCTGAAGAAGCGGTCTAGTTACTTATAAGGAGATAGAATGAGTCCACAATTTAGAAAGTATTATGCTATAACGGTCATGATTATTCTGGCACTATTGATCGTAGAAGCATTATGTTGCCAATGTGCGAACGCGAAAGAAAAGCTCACTTACGACATTAATGTTTTAAGTGCGAATGTGGCAAAGGCTGTTATGGTTTATAAGCCGGATAAGCATGAGAACAAAGAAGTCCTAAAACTGTTTGGTACTTTGGAGACTAAAGAAAACTGGGCTAAGTTTTATTCTGTCCAACACAAGGTGGCATCTATCGTGCTGGAGGATGATTTTCCTATTTTATCCGAGATGCATCTTAACAAAAACAACAACAAAAAGCGCTATACCTTACATTTTGGACCTGAAGGGATTGCCGGCTCAAAGAAGGTAAAGGGTAAAAAAGAAAGAGCTATTATCCAACCCACCACTGTACCTACTCACGACTTATTAAGCTGGATAAATTATCTTAGGAATCATGATTTGGAAGTTGGTAAACCTTTTAGGTTTAAAATATTTAGTGGCAATCATTTTTATATGGTGGAATGCTTCCCCGGCAAAGTAGAAGATGTATGGACTAAAATGGGAATCATCCCAGCACATAAAATAGATGCGTCTATCCAGGGCCTTGGAAGGAAGAAGAAGTTTAAGAAAGAGGTAAAGGCGTGGATTAGCGCAGATAGAAAAAAATTACCATTAAAAATGATTTTTGGCTTGACTTTTGGTGAGATTAGGGTTATTCTATCTAACGTAGACTGAAATTTTTATTAAGGAGAGAGAGAAAATGAAAAAAGCAATTATTACAATTTTGGGTCTGGCGATCCTCTTGGCTTTGGTAGCCACGATGCTCGATATCGCTAGCGCCGATGCATGCGAGCCTCAAAGCACTCAAGTGGCTCATTATGACCATGATGACTATGGGTATGATAATCATCACTATGACGATGATTACGGGGATAACAGCTATTACGATGATGGCTATAGTTCTGGTGATTATGCGTACACCAATACCAACTATGCTCGAAACCAGTATGTGCCGGTAATCGTTTACGATCATGTTTATGACTATCGACTTGGGCGATGGACGTGGGTTAACAGCCACACCAACATGATGAGTTGCCACCGCGCCGGAAAGATCGTATTGTCGGCTTATAACCGGGGCTTAAACGTCCACTATGAAGGGTATCGCGGATGCCCCACCCGTGTTACTTATAACACGTATCATCGGGCCACTCAGACATACTTGACCTATCCCGCATTTCATGTTTATTGGGGAACCACCTTCAATTGGATGCATACTGCTTTTCACCACCATGGATCGCTGTATGCCCATCACTACAACCCGCACCAGATCTACCAGCAACCTTATACGATGAGACACCACCATCACTCACAGTATGCGCACTACACTAACAATCAGCACCATACGTGGAAAACGAAACAGTGGCACACAGGACACTGGAAGAAGAATAGTTATAACAAGAAAGTGGTGGTTAACAAGATTGTCAATAACAATAACGTGACTGTTAACGTGAGCAAGCATTACCGATCTAGTGATTGGAAGAAAAATAAGAAGTCTTCTAAGAAAAACTGGAAGAAGAAGGGTGGCAAGAAGGGCCAACATTCTGATTTGAGAAAGAACGGTAAAATGGGATCTCAACATTATCGACAACAGGAGAATCGCAAAAAGCGTGAGAACCAGTCGGCTTCTTCCCCTCGCGTCAATAATAATAAGAAGCGCTCTAACAACAAGGGTGTTAATAAGAACAAGAAGCGCCAGAACAATAATGGACAGGCCCATCGCGGCAACCATAGCGCCCACAACAACAAGCGCCATCACCGTCAAGGAAAAAACGTGCCGAAGCGAAGTGATTTCCGAAATGGTGCGAACAAGCGTAAAAGCATGCCTAAGCGTGGTAATGTTCAAAGGCGTGGGAACCAACGACCACAAAAGGCAAACGCCCAGCGTCCCTTTCAGCGGTCCCCGAAGCGTTCTGCCCGAGCCCCCCAGCGCAACCATCAAAAGCGGCAGGTTCAGCAGCAGCGCCCTCGTCAGAACAAGCGCGTGACACGTCCTTCTCAAAGGCAGACACAGCGCCCCCGCGTTTCTCAAAGGCAGACACAGCGCCCCCGCGTTTCTCAAAGGCAGACACAGCGCCCCCGCGTGACCCAACGGCGCACCGCTCCGCAAAACCGGCAGGTTCAGCAGCAGCGCCGTACCCCTCGTCGCTCCAACGTGCATCAGGGTCGCACCGCTCCTCAAAAGCGACAAGTTGCCCCGTCTAAGAGAGGAAACTCTAAGCGACACGCCAGTGCGAGTCGTCCCCACAACTCCCGACGTAGTGCGCCCGCACGCCCTCAGAATCGTCGGTCTACTCGTTAACTAATAAAATTTACTGTTGACTTTCCAACCCTCCTCGGTTATACTGGGGAGGGTTTTTTACGTAGAGGAATTATGAAAAGAGTAGTATTGATTGATGCCCTAAACATGCTTTACAGGGCGTATATTGTGGACCCAAGCCTTTCTACCAACGGTTATCCAATCGGAGGAATTAAAGGCTTTCTTAAGATTTTACAGAAAATGGTGAGGGAAATGAAGCCAGACCGCGTTATTATCGCGTGGGATGGCATCGGTGGCTCAAAACGACGGAAATTGGTTCAAAAGGATTATAAAGCGGGAAGGAAGCCGATCCGGCTGAATCGGGACATTAGGAATATGTCCGAGAATGAAGAAATAGAGAATAAAATTTGGCAACAAACTCGTCTGACACAATATTTAAATGAGTTGCCTGTTATCCAAACCATGGTACCTCACATCGAGGCTGATGACATCATCGCGTATGCGGTTCAGATGAATTGTTTTAAGGGTTGGCAAAAGATTATTATCTCTAGCGATAAGGACTTTATTCAGCTTTGTGATGACGAAACAGTGTTGTATAGGCCGATACAGAAGGTCTTTCTCAACAGCAAAAGGGTGGTGGAAGAGTACGGCATCCATCCGGCTAATTTCGCCCTCGCACGCGCCATTTCTGGTGATAAGAGTGATAATCTCAAGGGTGTTGGAGGCGTTGGGATGAAGACAGTAGCCAAGAGATTCCCTTTTTTAAGCGAAGAAAAGACCCATTATATAAGCAGTCTTATCGACCATTGTGGGGAGATGAAAGAAGAAAAGGCAAAGGTTTATCAGACTATTCAGGAGAACGTGGACGTTATCGAACAGAATTATAAACTAATGCAGCTGTATTCCCCCAATATCCCAATTAACGGGAAACAAACTGTGCGGCATGCTATTGAAGATTTTGTGCCTGAATTTAATAAGACAGGCACGGTTAAGATGATGACTGAGGATGGCTTTGGAGCTTTTGACTGGTCATCCCTGTTCCAAAACATGAAACGTATCACGACGGAGAAATAATGGAAAAAGTTGATTTTTCTAAATATGGGAAAGCTTTCCAAGAGGACCTGGCACAATTAATCCTGGAGGATAGATCCTTTTCAGATCAAATGCAAGAGGTTTTGAAGCTCGAATTCTTTGAATTTAGATATCTTCAAGTATTTATTGAAAAGATATTTGATTATCGCAACAAGTATGGCGTTCATCCCACCAGCAAGATAATGATTACTCTCCTCCGCGCTTCTTTAGATGAGGAGAATGACGCGGTTAAGAAACAGGTTAGGGATTATTTTGCGCGTATCCATAAAGCAGGATTCGGCGTCGATGGCGATGAATATATTAAGGAGACTTCGCTTGATTTTTGTCGAAAACAAAAGCTCAAGGAGGCAATGCTTGAATCGGTTAAGCTTTTAAAAAGTTCGTCTTTTGACGAGATTAGCGAAGTTATTAATCAGGCTCTAAAGCTGGGGAGTGATAATAAGTTTGGATACGATTATAAAGTAGACTTTGAAAAGCGATTTGAAATTAAAGCTCGCAATGCCGTCAGTACTGGGTGGAAAGAAGTTGATGACTTATGTAAGGGGGGCTTGGGAGAGGGAGAACTGGGAGTGGTTATTGCTCCTACCGGAGCGGGAAAATCAATGGCTTTGGTACACTTGGGGGCCGAGGCTGTAAAAGAAGGTAAAACTGTCATACACTATACTTTGGAATTGGGATCTACTATAATTGCATCGAGGTATGATAGTTGTATTACAGGCGTTCACTTGAAAGACCTCTTTTCTTTTAAAGAACAAATATTTGAAACTGTCCAAGAGTTGGAAGGAAATTTAATTATTAAGGAATACCCAACAAAATCAGCTTCGCCCACCACAATCAAGACTCATTTGGAGAAGCTTCGCCACCGGGGCATACCCATTGATATGATTATTGTTGATTATGGAGATTTATTGCGACCAAATGTGATAAGAAAAGAGAAAAGGCACGAACTGGAAACTATTTACGAAGATTTGAGAGCCCTCGCTCAAGAATTTAAGTGTCCTTGTTATACGGCTAGTCAAACTAACAGGAGCGGCTTGAACGCGGAAGTAATTACAATGGAATCTATTTCAGAAGCTTTTAATAAATGCTTTGTAGCAGATTTTATCTTCTCCTTATCGCGCACCATCCAAGATAAAAACACCAACAGTGGGCGCCTTTTTATAGCTAAAAATAGAAATGGCCCGGACGGATTAATTTATCCTATATTTATGGACACGAGCAATGTGAAGATAAAGGTGCTTCCTTCGACTGGAGAAACGATGGATAGCGTTGTATCTAAAACGTCCAAAGAGCAGGGAGAACTTCTCAAAGAAAAATATAAGCAATTTAAAAAAGGTAAATAAAGGATGTATAACGAAGAGGAAGTTGGGAGTGCCACTCTAGAATATTTTAGGGGGGACGAATTAGCAAAAAATGTTTTTATGACCAAATATTGTCTTAAAGACAAGAAAGGCGCCTTGTTGGAGAAAACGCCTGATGACATGCACCGCCGGCTGGCTAAAGAATTTGCTCGGATAGAAAAAAAGTTCGGAGGCAAAAGGGCTCTCTCTGAAAAAGAAGTTTATAGTTTTCTTAAAGACTTTAAATATATTGTACCTCAAGGTTCTCCGATGATGGGCATCGGAAATGATCATGTAAACGTTTCTTTGTCTAATTGTGTTGTGGTGGACTCTCCTGCCGATACTATTTCATCGATTATGGATGCGGGAAAAGACTTGGCTAACCTTTTTAAGAGGAGATGTGGCGTAGGGTTAGACATCTCCGAATTGCGTCCGGAAAACGCTATTGTTAATAATGCGGCTGGCACCACCACAGGAGCATGGAGCTTTGCTGATTTTTACTCATATGTGTGTCGGATGGTGGGACAAAATGGGAGACGCGGCGCACTCATGATTTCTATGGATGTGCGGCATCCCGACATAGAACAATTCGTTGAAATGAAACACGATTTAGCTAAAGTTACCGGTGCAAATGTCTCTGTAAAGATAAATAATTCTTTTGCAAAAGCTGTCGAAAATAAAGAGTCATTTACTTTACAGTTTCCTGTGGGATCCTCCAACCCCACTCACACAAAAGAAATTCAAGCGGAGGAGCTTTGGAATAAAATTGTAGAATCAGCAACCAAAACAGCAGAGCCCGGGCTCTTAATGTGGGATAACATAATTAATAATCTCCCAGCTCATTGTTATAAAGAGGATGGGTTTGAAACGCTCACCACCAACCCCTGTGGGGAAATACCCCTTTCAGCTTATGATTCATGTCGGTTGATCTCTATTAACTTAAAGCATCTGGTAAAAAGTTCTTTCACCTCTCACGCCTATTTTGACTTTGAAGAATTTGAGAGAGTAGTTTCAGTAGCGATGCGACTTTCTGATGATTTGATTGAGCTTGAGATAGAAAAACTAGAAAATATTATTGCTGTTTGTGACACGGCTGATGAGAAAGTGTTATGGGAAAAATTGTTGAAAGCGTGTAGGGAGGGCCGACGCACCGGACTCGGGACTCATGGTTTGGCAGATGCAATTGCTCGTCTTCAAACCTCATATGATTCTGAACCGGCTTACAAAGTGATACACGGTATTTACGAAACTTTGCGTGATGCTGCGTACTCCGAAAGCGTACAATTGGCGCAAGAACGCGGAGCTTTTCCGATATTTAAATGGGAGAAAGAAGCGACTAACGAATTTATAGGGAGGCTTCCCGAGCAGCTGCGAGAGGCCATTAAAAAATTTGGTCGAAGAAATATTTCCATCTTAACTAACGCGCCTACCGGGAGTGTTTCCATCATGTCACAAACTAGCTCGGGCCTGGAGCCAGTTTTTCGCAACTCTTATACACGACGAAGAAAATTAAGCCACAACGAACAGCATTTGGTACCCGATTTTGTGGACGATCTGGGAGACAAGTGGATAGAATATGAGGTTTTTCACCACAACGTGCAAGAATGGCTGGAGGCGAATAGGGGAAAAGAAGTGCCTGATTTTTTTACCACCTCCGATCAGATCGATTGGAAGAGGCGCGTGGAGATTCAAGCCGTTATCCAACAAAGTATCGACCATTCTATCAGTTCTACCATTAATCTCCCCAAGGGGACCGACCCTTCGGTCGTGGGAGAATTATATTTGTTGGGATGGAGTTTGGGTCTTAAAGGTATAACGGTTTATGTAGACGGGTCACGCTCGGGAGTGCTGCTTACCAAAAAAGAAGAGGGTAATTTCCCTCAGAACGGGGCCCCCAAGCGCCCCAATGAACTACCTTGCGCCATTCATCACACTACCATTCAGGGAGAAAAGTGGGTCGTGCTGGTGGGCCTCCTACAGGGTAAGCCTTATGAGGTAATGGGGGGTCTATCTAATTTGGTGGAAATCCCAAAAAAGTACAGTGACGGAGCTTTAATTAAAAATAGTTTTAAAACTAAAGACAGTCGCTATGATTTAAAATTTGGCGATAACGGAGACGAAGTGGTAATTCGTGATATTGTAAAAGTATTTGATAATGCAAACAATTCTGCTTTTACGCGAATGATTTCTTTGGCCCTTCGTCATGGAGCAAAGCCGAGCTTTTTGGTTGAACAGCTTTATAAAGATCGGGATAGTGACATGTTCTCGTTTTCTAAATGTATTGCCCGTATCTTAAAGAACTATATTCAGGATGGGGAGAGGGCGAACGGGGACAAGACATGTGTAGAGTGTGGTGAAGAAGGAATGATATACCAAGATGGTTGTGTTACATGCCAAAAATGTGGTTTTGCAAAATGTGGTTAAATTTTACTTGACAACTATGTTTAGGTATGATAGCATGTGGGTTGTTAAGGAAAAAGGGTTATGGATTTAACACATTTAGTCTCGGGGCCAAATCGAAAATCTGTATGTAATGCTAGTGTCACCCACTATTGGGTGACAATAGGAGAAGCACAGGCTAGTGCTGGCAACAATATTACAGTTCAACTTGAATGTAAGCATTGTAAAAAGAGAATATATGAATTTTTAACCAGAGAAGAATATTTTTTATGTGAAAATCAACTTAAAAGGAGTCAAAATGAAACCAGTTCCCGTAATTGAGGTTGTCATGGAGCAAAAACAAACGGACATTCAAAAAAAAGAAGAGCACATTACCAACTATATTAAATCGCTAGCTACTGTCGAAGAAGAGATGGAACCCTTTAAAGAACATAAGCGAGATTTGAAAAAGAGCTATGTAGAAAATGGGTGGCTCTCCAAAGAGGAAATCAGCATGGCGGTGAAGGCATATCGCCTCATGAAAGACGATGTTGATGTAGAACAATTGATGGATTTTTATGACCGTGTTTCTAAAACTGTGAGCAAATGAGGTTGAAATGAACTTTTATCCCTGTAGCAGATATCTGCTGGTAAAGACTATCCGCGAAGAGAGTGTTGAAGAAGAGCAGCGTGTATTGTTGCCGGAAGGCTACACTCCCTCGAAGAAGGAATTCGGGGCTTATATGGTTGTATCAGCAGCCCCCGAAGTAGCACTTAGTGTATTTCCTGGCGAGGTGGTTGTGGTAGAAGAAAGCATGGTGAGAGAAATTAATTTTCAGGGGGAGACCCACCTTATTGTATTAGAAAATTATGTATGTGGAGTTCTTTCGCCGGATGGGAAGGAAGAGTTCTGGGAAGACTGTGAAACGGTATAGCTGATTATAATTAAAAAAGGAGTAGGATGCTAAAAGTAAGAGATCGTGAAAAATATAAAAACATTTTAACCAATGAGGCATTATCTTTTGTGGAAGATCTGTCTCATCTGTTTGATGCCCGAATACATTCTGTATTAGAGTCTAGGGAATATACTCAGTTTTATTTTGATGCGGGTGAGAAACCTAATTTTTTATCTGAAACCCGAGAGATCCGCGAGAGCGATTGGATGGTGGGGGAAATCCCTGCCGAGATTATGGACAGGCGTGTTGAAATCACCGGTCCAGTTAACCGCAAAATGGTTATTAACGCCCTCAACTCAGGCGCCCGAGTTTTTATGGCCGATTTCGAAGATTCCAATTCCCCTACGTGGGAGAATTGTGTGGAAGGGCAGAACAATTTGTATGATGCTATTCGCGGGACTATTGACTATAGGGATCCCAAGACTGGCAAACACTACGCCCTTAATGACAACCCTGCGGTTTTGTTCGTGCGCCCGAGAGGACTTCATCTGGAAGAAAAAAATATATTGTGGAATGACAAGCCTATGCGTGCCAGTTTGTTTGATTTTGGCATGTATGTTTTCCATAATGCGCGCCACTTGGTAGAAAACGGTTCACGTCCTTATTTTTATCTACCGAAATTGGAGCACTATGCGGAAGCTAAAATTTGGGCTGATATTTTCCGTCATACCGAGAATTATTTTGGTATTCCAGAGGGGACGATTAAAGCCACAGTTCTCATAGAAACCCTCCCTGCTGCTTTTCAAATGGATGAAATTTTGTTTGCTCTTAAAGATCATTCTGCTGGACTGAATTGTGGACGATGGGACTATATTTTTAGCTTTATAAAGACTTGCAAGAACGACCCTCAGAGCGTGATGCCTGATAGAGATCAAGTAACAATGACCCAGCATTTTATGAGAAGCTATACCCAACTTCTTATTTCTACCTGCCACCGCCGTGGTGCACATGCGATGGGAGGTATGGCGGCTCAAATTCCAATTAAAAATGATCCTGAAGCGAATGCGTCTGCCTTGGCGAAGGTCCGAGAGGATAAAATGCGGGAGGTGTGCGATGGACATGACGGGACGTGGGTGGCTCACCCGGGCCTGATCCCCATCGCTATGGAAGTTTTTGATACTCACATGAAAGAGTCTAATCAAATTCATAAACATTTGGATAATCTTAATGGACCAATTGAAGCGCAGGATCTTTTGTGTGTCCCCAAAGGAACATGCACAGAGGCGGCTTTAAGAAAAAATATTAAAATTGGATTTGAGTATTTGAAGGCGTGGGTGAACGGTAACGGATGCGTGCCCCTTAATAATTTGATGGAGGATGCGGCTACTGCTGAAATTTCCCGCGCTCAAATTTGGCAATGGAGGAGGCATAATGTTCAACTAGATAATGGACATAAAGTAACCTCTTCTTATTTGCGCCAGGTTTTAAAGGAGGAGTTGTCTGACGAAGAGGGTCAAGCTCGCAACTTGTTTGAGTCGCTTTGCCTTTCAGAAAAGTTGAGCGATTTTTTAACCCTAGAGGCGTATAAGGAGCTTTAAAAATGATTAAACGACCATATACTGAAGAAGATGTATCACTTTTGCGGGGCTCTTTAAGAGAGGAGCATACTTTGGCTAAAAGGGCAGCTAAGACTTTGAGGCGCCTGTTGAAAGAGGAAGACTATGTTCATGCTATGGGGGCATTAACAGGGGGTCAAGCAATGCAGATGGTTAAAGCGGGCACCAAAGCAATTTATTGTTCGGGATGGCAAGTGGCCGCTGACGCCAACGATTCTCATGAAATGTACCCTGATCAGAGTTTGTACGCGGTACACAGTGTTCCCATGTTAGTCCAGAAGATTAACAATACGCTTCGCCGTGCCGACCAAGTTGAGTGGAGTGAAAACGACCGCATCCCCACACGGGATTGGTTTGCCCCTATTGTGGCTGATGCCGAAGCTGGCTTCGGAGGATCTTTGAACGCTTTTGAATTAATGAAGGCTATGATCCGCGCCGGCGCAGCCGGCGTTCATTTTGAAGATCAGCTGTCTTCCGCGAAGAAGTGTGGCCATCTGGGTGGAAAGGTGCTGGTGCCAGCTTCCGAGTTTATTAAGAAGCTTGTTGCTGCGCGGCTAGCTGCTGACGTGATGGGCACTCCTACGGTTATCATCGCTCGCACGGATGCTGATAGTGCTCGTTTGTTGACGTCTGATATCGATGAAGTTGATAAGCCTTTTATTGAGAGCAGAAATCGAACTTCAGAAGGATTTCATAGGATCACGGGCGGAATTGATATGGCTATTGCGAGGGGTCTTCAATATGCTCCGTATGCTGACTTGTTGTGGTGCGAAACCAGCACTCCAGACTTGGAAGAGGCTAAAAAATTCGCTGATGCGATCCACAAAAAATTTCCTGGTAAAATGCTAGCATACAATTGCTCTCCATCCTTTAATTGGCGCAAAAATTTAGACGATAAAACTATCGCCAAATTTCAGCGTGAGTTAGGAAAAATGGGATATAAATTTCAATTCATTACTTTGGCCGGTTTCCACAATCTCAACCATCACATGTTCCAGCTTGCGCTAGATTATAACAAGCGCGATATGTTGGCTTATGCTGATTTGCAGGATGCGGAATTTGCCGCGCAGGAAATGGGCTATACGGCTCACAAGCACCAGAGGGAGGTGGGAACGGGATATTTTGACGCTGTTTCGCAGGTTATTTCATCCGGGGACCCCTCCACTCTAGCGTTGAAGAACTCTACCGAAGAGGATCAGTTTTAGGAGTCTTTGATGATCTTTGAAGCCTTTGACGCGGATTGCCGCCCTCTTGTTTGTATTGGGGAAAATATTTTGTTTTTTTACTATATTTTCTGTCTTTATAAACAGGGGGGCGGCAGAGGTTTGCCTCTTTATTTATATTGCATGTATAATTGGAGCCATTGTTTTATCTCTTGTAGATATGAGCCGAATTAAAAGAGAAGAACAAACTCCTCCGGTTGAAGAAGTAAAGAGATGGGCCCGTGAGCATGGCCTAAAATTGGGTGATGAGTGAAAAAGAAAATAGATTTATATGGAGATGATATCGGGTTTGTACAACTGGTTGATAGTCTTGGCGATGATCTTTCCGTGGTCAATAGCGCTCGTGTTTCTTTTGGCAAGCATAAGGCGCAACTGGAAGAACAAGATAAAAAATTAATTAGTTATCTTATTGCACATCGCCACACCAGCACATTAGAACATTGTGTTATGACGCTTCGATTCAAGGTACCATTATTTATTTCCAAGCAGCACATGCGTCACCGAACGTGGAGCTACAATGAAATTAGTAGAAGGTACACCAATTTTAATATAGAATTTTATGAACCTCAAGCTTTCCGGGCTCAACACGAATCAAACCGACAAGCGAGCACGAGCGCACTAGTGGACCCCAAAGTGATTTATCATTCTGTTCCTAATGGGGCATCGAGCACGGCGAGCCAGTTGGTGAAAAATCACAATGGGGCTAGTTTGCGCCTATATGAGGCGCTCTTGGATGCTGGGGTGTGCCGGGAACAAGCGCGAGGGGTTTTACCCCAAAATATTTATACTGAATATTATGGAACAGCTAATTTAAATAATATTCTTAAATTTATTGCGTTGCGCACCCATCCCGGTGCACAGTGGGAAATCCAGCAAGTAGCCAACGCTGTTTTGGATATTGCTAAAGATTTGTTTCCGGTTACAGTTAAGGCTTTTATAAAGGAGAAAAATGTGGTATAATATTCGAGCACGGTCCATTTCGCTGGACCGAATGATAGAATTTTGGCTGTTTGCGGAAGACAGAGAAAAATTAGATGAAATTTTAAATAAAAAGGAATATGATAATATTGAATGGATTAAAGAAGCCACCCCCCCGTGGGAGCGAAAAACAAAAAGGAGTATACGATGATTAGAACAGCGGAGTGTATAACACCCAAACATCCCGATAAAATTTGCGACAGGATTTCAGATGCTATTTTAGATGAATGCCTACGACAGGACCCTTCTTCTCGCGTAGCGGTGGAAACTTGTGGAGGGCATGGAAAAATATATATTACAGGGGAGATTACCACTAGCGCAACAGTTGACATTCCAGTCATCGCTAAAGAAGTTTACGGGAAGCCTATCGAGGTTGAAACTAATATTGTCCAGCAGAGTAATTTCATCGCTCAAGGTGTTGACACAGGAGGGGCTGGGGACCAAGGCATTATGGTGGGGTATGCGTGCAATGAAAATGACGCTTTAATTCCGCAAGAGTTGTTTTTGGCGCGTCAGCTTTGTCGATTACTATATGATAAATACCCTCATGACGGCAAGACACAGGTGACTTTGGAAGATGATCGGATTGTTGCCGTGGTGGCCAGCTTCCAAAATGCACCAGCGGAAGATCTTCATGCGATGGTAAAGGAGTGGCTCGGCCTTCCGTGGCTGGATGGGCGACGAGAGCCTGAAATTCATTGCAATCCAGCGGGGGATTGGGAGATGGGCGGCTTTGATGCCGATGCTGGTGTGACAGGTCGCAAGCTCGTGGTGGATAATTATGGCCCTCGCATCCCGATTGGAGGGGGCGCGTTTAGTGGTAAAGACGCATCCAAAGTGGACCGGAGCGCTGCATATATGGCACGCCGTATAGCAGTAGATATTTTGGGGGATCATCAAGCCGATGAAGTGTATGTCTATTTGGCGTATGCGATTGGACATGATCAGCCAGTTCAAGCCACAGCAATAGTTGATGGTGTTGAGGTCCAATTGGGCTTGCTAGGCAAATATGACTTAACTCCCCGTGGCATTAAATCATATTTAAAATTAACAGAACCAGTCTTTGAACAGAGTGCCACATGGGGGCATTTTGGCAACGGCTTTGAATGGAGGTAAAGATGATTAAAGTATTATTAACAGTTCTAGCACTACTCATGACGACTGCAGCATTCGCACAAGAAGCGCCGCAGCCGCCCAATAACATATACGGCTTTATGGGCGCTTTTAAGGGCGCAGTACCGGGCTTTGCCAAGAAGCCTCGTTACTTTAATGCTAAACGAGCGGAAGAAAATTTACGCTTCCTTTACGACAAAAAGGGGGTAAGGCTCGTGTTTAGTTTGGATCATTGTAACGATGTGAACAAAGTCATTAGAAAAATGAATGTTAATTTGGACCCTCCTATCGAACATATCTGCAGAAAGATATATCGAAGCGGCAAGCATTATGGCAAAAATATCACCTTGTTTGAAGAAATCGCGTCTGCTATTGGAAGTGAGCCTTTTTATATTCATTGTCGATACGGAGCCCACCGCGCAGTAACTGCCCTAACCGGTGGGTGGATAGCACGACTACGATTAAGTTTTGAGGAAGCCTTTGAGAGGACAGGTGGCAAAAAACGAGCCTTCAGGAGCAAGGGTCAAAAAGAGCTTTTGAACCAGGCCAAGAAGTACGCTGCTGATAGAATCGAATGATAGCCCAACTCTTATGCGCCACAGTCGTGGCCCTCTCTTTCCCTAGAGCAGATGTAGCTTGTAAATATATGCCAACCTTGGTAGAAGCCTCAGAGAAATATAATTTAGAGCCATCGCTGATGATTGCTATGATACGGGTAGAAAGCAATTGGAAGACGACTGCTGTGAGTCGTTCGCGTGCTTGTGGCTTGACACAGGTATTGGTTAAATATTCTAAATATTCGTGCCGTACTTTAACTCGGAATCCTAAGATTTCAATCATGGAAGGAGCTAAGAAGCTTAACTATTGGATTTATAAATATGGGAAAGGCAATATAAAAGTGGGCCTATGTGGGTACAATGCTGGCTTTAGGTGTAAGGGAAAAAACAAAAACAAGCGTGGTTTTCGCTATGCTAAAAAAGTTTTAAAGTATCAAAAGTTAGTGGATGAGAAAAATAGTTCTTGATAAGGTTGTTATTGGAACGCGCCTCGATGCTCTCATTTATGCCTTTTTAAATGACCTTCCTCTATTGTTAGCTGACATTAAAAAGCCATCTCAAGTAGAATATTTAGAAGAAACATCTCTGCCGGTTATTGGAGATTTCCCCTCTACTCAATTGAAAACCGCTACTGTCGTTAAAACAGTTGGGCCCAACAAGCTTGAAGTGTGGAACCGCTTGTCTTTTTTGCTGTCGATAAGAGGAAAGATTCCATTTGCAGATAAAATTTCCTTTATCAGAGTCGATGAGGAAAAAAAAGAATTAAAAATTGTGACTCACAATTCACGCTCAATAATAATTCATTGTAACCGAGTTGTAATTTTTGATGATAAAAATGTAAATGGTCTTCCGGCTGCTGTTAAGACGTGCGGGGATGATACAAAGCGCACGGTGTTGGATTGGATTGATGTAAGGTCAGGGATGGTACACCCCTACGATGTCATCGAAGCCGAACTCCCATTCGTGAACTCGGTTCATTTTTATCCCTCTAACCGGATTGATGGGAATCATGACCGTAAGGATTTGGTAGCCGTCTCGTATTTGACTAGAGACCAATTAAATAATATAAATTATTCTGACTTGCTTGTTCGCTACAGGGTTTTAGAGATGATGAAGGAAGTGGGTATTCGGGGAAGACGGAACGGCAAAGATAGCAACAATCCCGCAAAATATAAACATTATGCTATAAAACTAGAAATGAATAAAAGAGAGGTTGACTTGGAGGAAAAAAATTTGTATAATAATACATCTTTTATTAAATTTAAGTACGACACCGCAGAGGAATTATTGAAAAATGCTGCCACTGTTTCTTCTCCCCTTTTTGAATTGTATTCTAGCTTGAAAGGGGCACCCCCATGAGCGCTTTTCATTTGGCCGGTATCGTGCCCGTGGCGGGTCAAAAATTAGATTTTAATTTTCCGTGGCATGACGCCCTTCAGCCTATTGGCAAAGACTATTTAGCAGTAGAAAGAGCAGTTGTGGAATGCGCGTATGCGGGGTGCGAAACAATATGGGTGGTATGTAACGATGATATGCAGCCTCTGATTCGCTATAGGTTGGGAGAGTATGTTCAAGATCCAATATTTTTAAACAGAAGACATCACTTCGGTGCAACTCAAGTGCATAAACAAATACCGATTTACTACGTTCCCATTCACGTTAAAGACTTGGGTAAAAGAGATTGTCTTGCATGGAGTGTCTTGTATGGAGCCCTCACCTCCTATCATATAAGTAAGAAAATAAGTAAGTGGGTGGTTCCCTCTAAATATTATGCAGCTTTCCCATATGGGATATATGAGCCGGCAAGTGTGCGCGAGCATCGCAAAGAGATTTCAAGCCATAAAAGGTTTTATGTTACTTATCGGGGAAAAACAGTACGAGATAACGAATATCTAGGTTTTACATTTGACGAAGAAGACTATAAAGAATATGTGCGCGTTATCAGACGAGAAGGAACTGGCTTAAGAAGGCCCGGACAAACGATAGGAAATTCTATGGAAAACCTGCCCATTCAAGAAAGGTGGAGCGGAAGGCATTTTCCACTTGACAAAGTTTTTGGGGGTGCTATACTGGATGGTGCCAAGGTGGTGGAAGTCCCGTGGTACCAAAAGGTTGACAGTTGGGAGGGATTGAGGTATTATTTGTCCGGTGATAAGCAAGTGGAGCGACCCACTAAAGACCTGTTTTCGTATAAAGAATGGAATCCAATAGGAGAGGATAACGAATGAAAAAATCTAGCATACCTTTTGTGGGCCTCCACGCGCATAGCGTTGCGGGCTCTATATTTGATGGTCTCGGGTATCCTCAAGAACATATGGACTATGCTTTCGAAAATGGAAGCGAAGCACTGGCGCTTACTGACCATGGAAACATGAACGGATTAAGTTATCAGATTATGCACGCTCGCACGATGCGAGAAGACGGGAAAAACTTTAAGCCTATTTTTGGTGTAGAAGCGTATTTTTTACCCTCGGTAAAAAAGTGGAAACAGGAATACGAGGCTGTCAAAGCGGATAAAAAACGCCAAAAGGAGATTGAAAAGAGTAGCGGACTTGTTATTGAAAACGAAGGAGCTTCCAAGGCCCGTGCTAAAAATATCCTCAATAGACGACGCCACTTGATTTTACTGGCTCAAAATCAGGAGGGTTTGAATAATATTTTTCGTATGATATCCACCTCATATCAAGGGGATAATTTTTATCGATATCCTCGTCTTGACTACGCCGCTCTTAAACAACGCAACACGGGGGTTATAGCCGCAAGTGCATGTTTGGGCGGCGTATATGCTGGAGATTATTGGGAAAATAGAGAACGTGGTAAAGATGCTATTGCGGATGCTATGCGTAACACCACACACAACATGCTGGATATTTTTGGAGATCGCTGGTACGGGGAACTCCAATGGAATAATATTCCAGAACAACACGAATTGAATCAATTTATTATTCAGATGCATCACGAGTTTGGTATTGAATTAATTTCAACAGCCGACAGTCATTACCCCAACCCTGATGCATGGAAGGATAGAGAACTTTATAAACGCCTCGGGTGGCTTGGGAAGTCTCGACCCGACTACCTTTCAGCCGACTTGCCAGCAGATGTAGATGAGATTGGTTATGAACTTTATCCAAAAAACGGCGATCAAATGTGGGAAGCATACAAGACATATTCCCAAAAAGTGGGGGCGTCTTATAATGATAATATGATTGCCGATTCAATTATGCGAACTCATGATATCGCTATGAATAGGATAGGCAGCTTTATGCCTGACAACAAGGTGCGGCTGCCGGATTTTGTAGTTCCCACGGGGATGACAGCAGACGCTGCGCTGGCCAAATTAGGTATGGGAGGTCTGCAGGAGCGAGGGCTTTTGGATAATGAATATCTTGAACGTCTTCGATACGAAACCGATGTTATTAGTGAACGAGGATTCGCCAAGTATTTTCTCACTATGAAAAGTGTAGCCGACACTGCGACTGACAGTCAATTGGTGGGTTCGGGACGCGGAAGCGCCGCCGGGTCGTTGTTGGCATACGCGCTGGGAATTACGCAAGTAGACCCCATTAGGTATAATCTTCAGTTTGAGAGATTTATGCGCAAGGAGCAGAAAGATTATCCCGATATTGATTATGATGTTTCCGATCCGATGGAGTTAAAAGAAGAGTTGATGGAGGAGTGGGGCCAGACTACAGTAGTGCCCATCTCTAATTTTAATACTCTTCAATTGCGCTCGCTTATTAAGGACGTTTCTAAATTTTATGGAGTGCCGTTCACCGAAGTGAATCCAGTTACCTCCAAGATGATTAGAGAAGCAACTCCAATCGCGAAGAAAAAACATGGCATCAAAGCGGGGGTGTACGCTCCCACCTTTGAAGAATTAATGGAATATTCAGAATCCTTGAAGACCTTTCTAGCCAAATATCCTCATATCGCGGACCATATTAACGTCCTTTTCGGGCAGTCGCGATCCGTTAGTAGGCACGCGGGGGGTGTTGTTGTTGGGGAGGATTTAGATAAGCACATGCCCCTTATCAATAGCGGTGGAGTGGTTCAAACGCCGTGGAGCGAGGGTCAAAATGTCAGGCACTTAGAGCCTATGGGTTTCATTAAATTTGATATCCTGGGGCTGGCGTCACTCCGTATGATGGAGGGCGCAATCCGGCACATCTTAAAGCGTCATCACGGGGTTGACGAGCCGCGCTTTGAGGACGTAAAACAATTTTACGATGAAAATTTGCATCCTGATAAGATTAATTTTGACGATCAGAAGGTTTATAAGAATATCTTTCACAAGGGAAAGTGGGCCGGCATATTCCAGTTCACGGAGAAGGGAGCGCAAGACTTTTGCAAGAAAGCAAAGCCGCGCAGCATCATCGATATCGCAGCCATTACAAGTATTTACCGACCAGGACCACTGAGTGCTGGGGTGGATAAGATGTATGTCAAGGCAAAGAGTACCCCTGCAGATATCGAATACCCTCATCGCCTTTTTAGGGAAGCAACGGAAGAGACGTATGGGTTCTTGATCTTCCAGGAGCAAATCGCCATGCTTGCCCACAAGCTTGGAAAGGACATCACTCTAGACGAGGGGAATGCTCTAAGAAAGCTGTTGGTTAAAAAAGGGACAGGCAAAAAGGATGACAAGAAAGAGGACATTAAAAGGCGCTTTGTTGAAGGGTGTAAGCTTAATGGGCTTACGCGAGGAGACGCCGAAGAAATGTGGGCGAAGTTTGAATACTTCTCAGGCTATGGCTTCAATAAGTCGCATGCAGTTAGTTATAGCATACTTAGTTATCAGTGCGGTTGGCTTTACAACTATTATCCTGCTGAGTGGATGGCTGCTTTCTTAGACAAAGAGCCCGAGGGAAGAAAAGAAAAGGCTATTGGTATTGCCAAGCAGTTTGGATTTAAAATCAAGCCACTTAACATCAACCAATCTGGGAAGGTGTGGGAGATATCAGAGGACGGCAAGACTTTGATCCAGCCTCTCACATCGATCAAGGGACTTGGGGACGCAGCCATGCAACAGATCATGGAGCATCGACCTTTCAACAATATAGAGGAGTTCTTGTTTCACGAAGAGATTGTATATGGCAAACTCAACAAGCGCGCCCTTGATGTGTTGGTTCGAAGTGAGGCTTTGGAGTGCTTGATGGATAAACGCTTTAGTGGTGGAAAACATTTCTGGAGCGCGGTTGCTGTGGACCGCCCGCGCAAGGAGAAAAATCTGTTGGAGAATATTGATTCATATGTGGAAGAGGGAGATTTCACAAACGAAGAAAAGATTGAGCACCTCTCTTCTTTGACAGGGGTATTCCCCATGGACCTTGTGATGGATGAGCATATTTTGAGACGGTTGAACGAGAACCACATCCCGCCTATTTCAGAGTATGACCCCGACCTTTTGGTTACGTGGTTTATACCCAGGAAAACCACGCTGCGGAAAACTAAAAATGGGAAGGACTATTATATTGTTGAAGTGATTGACAACAACAGTGTCCAAACATCTATCAAGTGCTGGGGGGTTGACCCGACGCGAGATAGAATATATAATAATAGACCTTACATGGCAAAGTTGAGTTACGATGAGCAGTGGGGTTTTAGTACAAGATCAGTTCGACACACATTTAAATTGCTAGCGTAGAAAGTTCTTGACTTTTTGTGTGTAATCCCTTATTATTGGAGTTGAGTTTGTGGCTTATTGTTTCAAAGGAAAAAATATGAAAATTGATTTGTTTGAAGGCGATTGCCTTGAGGTTATGAAAGAAATAAAAGACAACTCAGTTGATTTAATTTTAGCTGATTTACCATATGGAACAACTGATAGGGCCGGGAAAAAAGGATCTCGAATTTTTAAGTGGGATTCTGTTATCCCGCTGGACGAGCTTTGGGCTCAGTACAAAAGAATACTGCGAAGAAATGGAGCGGTGGTGTTAACTGCTGATCAACCCTTTACTGCACAATTGGTGATGTCTAATTTGGAATGGTTCAAGTACGAATGGATTTGGAAGAAATCTCGAACTACAGGATTTTTTACAGCAAATTATCGACCCATGAAATCTACAGAGGACATTCTAGTTTTTTCAGAGGGAGGAGCCGCTGCAGCATCAGCTAACTCGAAAAAGGGTAATATGACTTATAACCCTCAAGGTCTAATCGAAAAGCGTGTTAAAAAAAGAAATAGTAGAAAAAGACTTGGCAAGTTGTTGGGCGTCGAAGAGTTCGTAGGTAAAAACAATAAAATGCTGGGTGATAGCGAATACGAACAAAAGTATACGAATTATCCTACAGAGATGTTAGAATTTAAGATAGAAAGCGATACGATACACCCTACTCAAAAACCAATACCATTAATGGAGTACTTAATAAATACTTATTCTAATGAGGGCGAAACCGTATTGGATAATGTGATGGGGTCTGGCACAACTGGCATCGCAGCCATCAAGACTAATAGAAATTTTATCGGGATAGAAAATGACGAACAATATTTTCAGCTAGCAACAGACAGGATTAAAGCGACATTGAATAATAATGAGGAGAGGGTCAGCAACAACCAATTGGAGATTTACTCAAATGAAAAATAATAATTTATTGCAAGAGAAGTGTCTATCTGGTGTCAGGTCTTTTTATGATGAGGGTGTTGGTCTCCGCAGCAAGGAGTTGAAAAATTATACTTCTGGAGACGGCAAGAACAAGGGAATGGAGGAACTAGTAAAAGAGTTAGTCGATGCCGTGGCCGATCATTTGGGTTTGAGCGAACGGATCAAGATCGATCAAAAATATTTTAATCCCGAAGATACTGAAGAGTGGGATCCTCAACGAATGGATTTGCACGTATGGGTGGATGACAAAGTGGCGCTAGTGATTGAAACCCGTGCATGGGTAGATAAGCCTTTTTATACTCTTAAACGGGCAGTAGTAAAAAACTTTATGGAACTCCCCTACGTCAGCGAGAAATTACATGAGGACGTAGAATTCATTCTGGTAGCGCTAGCTATCGACATCAAACCGAGACTGGTGCGGACTATGGACCGGGTACTAGGGTATGGGGATATTATTCATACTTTTAAATTTTCCCCTCATAGAAGGGGCTACAAAGGTGGAAACTATTTTGATCATGGAGTCAGCGAGGCGGGGGTTGAAAAGTTTATTACCCTGTTGGTAACAAAGCTTTCTAAACATACTGAAAAGGAGTAACAAATGAATCTTAAGTTTATGAAAATTAGAGAAGATGCCAAATTGCCCGTGCGGGCCCACCTCACTGACGCCGGTATGGACATTTTTTATTGCCCGGATCCGGAAGCCCCCGCGTTGGAGGAGAGAGGAGAATTTTGGATTCCTCCTCGCGAAACGTGCGTTTTAGCCACTGGGTTGAGAGGTGAAGTCCCTCCGGGCTATATGCTTGAAATCAAAAACAAATCGGGGATTGCTTCAAAGCGCCAACTTGTGGTGGGAGCTTGTGTGATTGACCCGGGTTATGATGGGGAGATATTTGTCAATCTTCACAATATTGGCAATCAAACACAGATTATTGAAGCAGGTGAAAAAATTGCTCAAGCCGTACTAGTCCCCGTGGTCCACTGTGGTGTGGAAGAAGTGTTTGCGGAGGGAGATTTGAACTCGGAGACTAAACGGGGCCCGGGGGGCTTTGGTTCTACAGGAAGGTTTTAATGAGTATCAAAAGAAAAATAAAACGCCAAGCTGATAAAGAGGCCGACAAAGAATTCGAGGCAAAGGTTGCTTTATTCGGCCAATTAAAAGATAATTGCCTTGTATGTGATAAACCCTTTGATAAAAAAGACAAAGAAATGGTCATGTCATGGTATGTAACCGTGCGCAAAGAAGAGGATCTGGTTAATTTATATTGCCCTGAATGTTGGGAGCGGGGCATATCTTTGGTGCAAAAGTTTAAGGAGGAATTGAGTGAGCGAGCGAAAAAGCAAGACTAAGTTTAAAGAATTTTGTGAGAATAATAAGTTGCGTTACAAATTAAATGAAGTGGGAGAGCCTATCAGCCCTTCCCGCATTCGCAAGTTTGGCGATGACCATTTGTGGTGGACGGGCCTCGATGACGGCAGAATTGGAGTCTCGGTGAGGCGCCCTACAGAGACCACTTATAACAAGGTCAAGAAGAAACTTATTTCTATGGGATGTGCGTTGTCGCAAGATGGAGACACAGAGGGGAATTTTTTTGTAGCAGAAAAGGATGCTGTTAAGGTGGCTAAATTTCTTCACACCAATAAGCGCAAAGGCTCTTCTAAGCGCAGCCAACAAATGAAAGAATTTTGGGCCAAGCGCAAACAAGAGGTGGCTTGATGAAAGAAGCTTTAAGTTTTGATGATGTGTTGTTGGTTCCCAAATGTTCCCATATTGAAAGCAGACGTCATATCGATATCGGCAACCATTTGGATGACAATATTGCTCTAAGTCTGCCGGTTATTTCAAGCCCCATGGACACGGTGACACAATCAAAGATGGCAATCGCTATGCGCAAATCCGGTGGCCTAGGCATCATCCATAGATATAATTCTATTGAAACACAGGTTAACCTTGTTTTGTCTGCTCAGTGGGACGGAGTGCCCACCGCTGGCGCTGCTATTGGCGCCACGGGAGATTTTGAAGAACGTGCATGCGCCCTTTACGACGCCGGCGCCCGCGTTATTTGTATTGACGTTGCTCACGGGCATCACGTTTCGGTAAAAAAAGCTCTAGAGACTTTGAGAGATGTCCTGGGAGATGCTGTCCACATTATGGCGGGGAATGTTGCAACACTAGAAGGCTTTAATGATTTAGCAGATTGGGGAGCCGATAGCATTCGAGTGGGGATAGGAGGTGGATCTATTTGTTCCACTCGTATCCAAACTGGGCATGGGGTACCCACTTTTCAGTCTATTTTAGATTGCGCCCACTCGGATCGAGATGCTAAACTGATTGCTGATGGGGGAATAAAAAACAACGGTGATATTGTTAAAGCCCTCGCAGCGGGAGCAGATTTTGTGATGTTGGGCTCCATGTTGGCTGGCACCAGCGAATCACCAGGGGAAATATTTCATAGTAAGAGCAAAAAATATAAGGTATATCGCGGGATGGCCAGCAAGGCGGCTCAAGACGATTGGCGTGGCAAATCATCTGCGCCCGAAGGGGTTTCAACCACCATTCCTTTTAAAGGTGACGTTAAGAATATTCTTGTAGCTATGAAGGGGAATATCCAGAGCGGCTTTTCCTATACCGGCGCGAAGTGCATCGAGGAACTGTGGATGAAGGCTGATTTTATTCGCCAGACGGGAGCCGGTCAGGTGGAAAGTTCTACACATATCATGCGGGGCCAATAATGGTGAAGTACGGAAAGGGGGGAAAGAAAATTGTTTTTTATGATTCCGACAAGAGGCATGCGGATTTAAAAATTCGCCTCCACTATGATGGGCTTACTCAATCTGCGTTTTTTCGCGGGATGGTATCGGGCTATTTAAATCAAGACGAAGATCTCATGTTTTACATAAACAAGTTGAAAGATAATAACGAAAATCAGAGCGCGTCAAAGAAGCACAAAATGAAGAAAATGGCCGAAGGTCGTCAAGAAACAATAGATAAATTTGCTTTGAAGGGGGACGAGATTGAAAGCATATTTGATATACTAGAGGAGGAACATCCAGACTTATGAAAAAATGTGCCGAGGAATGTAAGTTAAAACAGAAATGTTGTGCGCAGGAGGAGTGCCGTTATTGGATAAAGTACAAGGATGATTTTAATTGTTCGTTGTTGGCGATTCACAAAAATGGTAACATGACGTTGAGAGAAGTGGCGGATAGATTACATATTAGTTTTGTGAGGGTTAAACAAATTGAAGATAAGGCCCTCAAAAAATTGACCAAAATAAAATCTATTGATTTTTAATAGTACTTTTTATGCTTTGTTTAACTATTTAAAGTAAGTGAAAAAACTTTCTTTTTCAAAGGAGATAAACGATGAGCAACGGTAAAAAGAAAACCCTACTTCAGGAAAACACTATTCGACGCTTTATGAAGCTTGCAAACATGGAGGCCCTCCAAGAAAATTATTTTGATCATTATGGGCTGGAAGAGCAAGAAGAAGAAGAGATGGAAATGGAAGACGAAGTGGAAATGGGTGATGAAGGCGACGAAATGGAATTTGGCGCCGAAGAAGAAGTAGAAATGGGTGATGAAGAACTTGGCGATGAAGGAGGTGATGTAGACGAAGCCGCCATTAGAGATCTAGTTGATACAATTGCTACCGCGATTGAAGACAAGTACGATATTCCCATGTCCGTAGAGGGCGGTGAAGAAGAAGTAGAAATGGGCGCAGAAGAAGAAGAGGTTGGCTTAGGCGGCGAAGAAGAAGTAGAAATGGGCGGTGAAGAAGAAGAAGTAGAAATGGGCGGTGAAGAAGAACTCATGGAACTTTTAGATGATGCCGGTATTGAGATAGTCGATAATGAGCCTATTGTACAAGAGGTATTGAAGCGCGTAGCCAAACGACTAATCCGCGAAAAGATGAATGTCTCTAAATAATATGTTGCTCGCATTTGTTTTTATTTCCCTCCTGCCTTAGAAAACAATTCACATTTTACATTAAATATGCTATCCTATGGATAGCTTTATTTCATAGAGGAGAAAATTATGGAAGCTTTGTTTACCCCTGAAGCATTATGGTTTTTTGTGGGAGTTATATCTCATAAAGTTATGAGCATGTTATTGGGATATGGTAGAGTTGCCCTGTTTGCACAAGACGTCGTAAGGTGCTCATTGCGACTGCTAGTATCCTTGGCCGAAGATGTTGCCCACCTACGAGAGTTAAAATATCTTCAAATGAAAAAGGGGGGCGCAACGACTGATGCCGTCCAACTCGCAAAAGAAATGGATGAAAGAACTTTTGACAATTGGAAGACATCCATTATTTATAAATTCCACAGCGCTTGGCCACGGCAGATGGGTGGAGTGGTCAAATTTCAAACATGGGCTGACGCACTTGAAGTACTTACAAAAGAAATGAAAAAAAGGAAATTTTGAGAGTAATTACTAGGAGGGAAAAAGAAAGCCATGTTAGAAATAGAAGAGATGAAAAGTTCGTTGAGAAAGATTGTTTTAGAGCGTGATGAAGAATATTATGAGGAGGGAAACGTGGTTCATGCGAAAAATGCGTTTTTAATTAATTCCGTTCTAGCATGGTATTTTGACCAAGAGGCGGCTTTCAACATCAGCCACATTAGTTCTGTCCTAGATTTATTAGACAAACACATTAACAAAGAAGTAGTGCTTTCCTGGGAAGAAGGGAGCCTCCAGATCTTAAGTCCAAAAACATCAATTAAAAAAGAGGAATCATGGAAAGCCAAGAAAAAATAGAAAACGAAACAGTCGAACGTTCCCGTGAGGAGGGGCCACAAGCAGAATTATCTTTGTTGCTGAGTGCAGAACAAGCAGAAGATGATTTAAAACTCATAAGCCTCTATGGAGATGTGGATGAAGAAAAATGTTTAGAAGTAATTCAAGCGATGCGAATTTTAGCCGCCATGAAAGAGGAGGAGGAAGAAGAGAAACCAGAGTTCGAATTTTTAATTTCTACGATGGGGGGCTCGGCTTCTGATATGTTTGCTATTTATGATACGATGCGCATGGTAAAAAAGGACCGCCATATCACCACTCGTGGTCTAGGTAAAGTAATGTCAGCCGGCGTTTTATTGTTGGCGGCTGGCACCAAAGGGAGGCGCTTGATTGGAGAGAATTGTCGCCTCATGCTTCACTCTGTCGTCTCTGGCCACATGGGGGAGCTTTATAATCTAGAGAATGAATTGGAGGAAGTTCAATGGACACAGAGTCAATATATCAAGGCCCTGGCCGATGAAACTAACATGACACAAAAATATATTAAAAATTTATTAAATCGCAAAGTGAACGTATATTTGACAGCACAAGAGGCTGTAGAGTATGGAATCGCAGATGAGGTATTTTAATGGATATAGAGGGCAAAATATTTTACAATCAAGGGAGCGCCGCCAAACTCGGTTGGAACCCTTCGTGGTTCGGTGTGGAAGATTTTGATGAAGAACTAATCGATCAAATTCAAGAATTCCAAACAGAGCACGATCTCGCTTCAGATGGGTTATGTGGTCCTCGAACTTATCGGCGTCTTCGCACCGATAGGGAGGCCGCCTTTGAGATGAGCCGCCCTTCTGGGATTATTGCGAACGGGAAGGAGGTCCCTATTGAATGGCCCAAGACAGTTAATTTAACGGGTGATGACAACTTGGCTCTCCCCGACAACTGTTATCGTAACATAAAGAGAGAAAGAAATCCTACGATGGTTGTTACACACTGGGATGCCGCTTTATCTGCCAAGTCTTGCTACACTATCTTGAAAAAAAGGGGCATATCTAGTCATTTTGTTATTGATAATGACGGCACAATTTATCAGATGGTAGACACCCAGCACATTGCATGGCACGCAGGTAACAGAAAAGTTAATAACGTTTCTGTGGGAATCGACTTTAGTAACGCTTATTACCTCAAATATCAAGGGTATTACCGTAAAAAGGGATTTGGCAATCGTCCTATTTTAAGCGATTCGAGAGTCCATGGCCATAAATTGAAACCTCACTTGGGTTATTACCCTGTGCAAATTGAAGCATACAAAGCGCTTTTGAAGTGCCTTGATGCTCATTACGGAATAGAGTTAAAATGCCCTCTAGAGGTGGGAGGTCAAATGCTGTGTGGCGTATCGGAGGAAGCTGCTGACGGAAAATTTAAAGGGGTGGTGAGCCATTACCATTTGACCACACGTAAAATTGATTGTGCTGGTTTGGAGATAGATGAAATTATACAAGAAATCAAAGAAGAAAAAAATGCGTAATATTTTTTTTGGGATTATTTTGATTGGTCTGCTGCCTCCGTCATTGATGGTGGCTAAAGAACCACCACCCATTTTTATGAAAAAGTGTAAGACATGTCATGGTACAAAGGGGGTGGCAACTAAGGTAGGGCTAAAGCGCGGGGCGCCCCCAGATCTTTTTAAGGCGGTCCACTCTCAAAGCATTGAAGAGATTAAAGATATTATTCTGAATGGGGTGTTTATGAGAGAGGGAAAAAAGAAAATGCCGGCATATAAAAATAAGTTGACTGTACAAGAAGTCGATGAAATTATTAAATATATCAAAGAGGGTTAAATTATGAGCGTAAATTGGGATCTCTTAATAGAAAATCATTTTAAAGAAAAGGACAAAATAAACTTTTGCGAGTTAATTGAGATAGTGTCAGAACAAATGGAGGCATCTCCTATTCTCAAAGAAGGTAAAAAAGGAAAAATGGCTTCTATAAAGTCCGAGCAGTTTCTTCTTTCACTCCCCAAGTTCACACCTTCTGAGGCATGGGGAAGGCCGAATTCTGAAGCCCGTACCGAAATAGAACGATTCTTTAAGAGAGTGGGGGGGAGAGGCTTAAAAGGGAAACTGGACTGGATAGCTCGAATTCAGCAACCGCCGGGGAAGAATCCTCCGCACGTCCAGCGGGTTATTACTACCCTCGTCATCCTCGAAAGTTTGGCCTCCTGTGTTAATGATTTTTCAGAGCCCAGTGCAGGTTTTGTGTTTGAAGGGTTCTTAGCGGCCCTGTTGGGAGGTCGCCAAGTTGCTGATCCTGTAGGAGGAAATCTCCCCATTGAAGATATCATCGCGTTTGAATTAGAGGAAGGCGCCGGAGGCGGAGTACCCATGAGCTTAAAGCTGTTGCGAGGAGGTAAGAAAGGCAAAGGGGGTGCTGAAACGGGCGGCGGAGCAATCAAAGGAAGTTATACTAATTTGATTGACGCGATGAATAAATACCCCAGGATGGTTTATGTTATTGCATATAAAAAAGGCGGCGGTGGTAAAACGGGTGCTCTAACAATTGGAGAGTTTGAAATAACACGAGAAAATATTGTAGAAATTGTTAATCATCGAAATTCAGATCTTTTAAAGGTGGAGACTGGCACCGACTATGAACTAACCCCCGATCTTCTGATCGGCATGGCGCGGGAAGGTCGGTGGGAAGAACTATACCCCATTCTCCAACGAACAGCCGGATATAGTCGTACACCCCAGGAAGCAGAGCTTGAGCCCGAAGAGGATCCGGAGATGATGCAAGAAGGTCTCTATCCCCTTGTTCATATTCCAGGGCCCTCTCTACTCACAGAGGGCAAAACGGACATTCAATGGCATTTAACCCAAGCTGACCTTACCAAAGGGGAGTGGGGCGCCTGGAAAGAATTGGCCGTGTTAGATATAGATCCGGAAAATCTGAAAGGAGTCGTGGAACAATATTCTGATGTTTTGAAAGATGAGATAATGACTTTGTTTGAGACAGTTAAGGACCTATCGGAAAATATAAATTCATATTATATTTATGAAAATCGAAAAGCCGGCATCCAGCGAGGTCAAGAAGCCGTTGGAAATGCCGAGGATATTAAAACACAGACGAGCAAACAAGTGGCAGCAGAAGCATCAGATACAAATAGCCCTTGACAAATACTGCAAAATAGATTATATTATCCATACAACACTATGAGGTTTTAATGCCAAGGCAATATGATTCTAATCACTCTCTACAACAAAAGATTCTTGAAGGAATAGACATCCTCGCAGATAACGTCGCCTCTACCATGGGTCCGCGAGGTAGAAACGTTATCCTCCACCAAAAAGGCACGAACCCTTTTATTACCAAAGACGGGGTGACAGTAGCTAAATTCGTTGAGTTGGAAGACCCAGTACAAAATGCGGGTGTACAGATTCTACGCCAAGCTGCCGAACGCACTAATAGTTCAGCTGGGGATGGCACCACTACAGCTACCGTGTTGGCCCGGGCCATCCTCAAACACGCACAGAAGTATATTATTGCAGGGAGTTCCCCCATCGAGCTTAAGCGAGGAATCGATAAGGCAGTACAGGATGTACTGGTGTACCTCAAAACCAATTCACAGCCCATCACTTCGGAACAAGACATCTCGCATATCGCCACCATCTCTGCTAACAACGACCCCACTATCGGAGAAATGGTGGGAACGGCTGTAGACCGCGTAGGCAAAGACGGCTCTATTACTATTGAGGAAGCGCGCTCGGTGGAAACTAGCCTAAGCGTGGTAGAGGGCTTTAGATTTGATGCTGGGTATTTGTCGCCACAGTTTGTGACCGATGAGAGGCGCAATTTGGTGAAATATGAGGACTTACTTATTTTAGTCACCGATTCTAAAATAGAAATGGTTGATGATATTTTGCCCGTTCTCGAAGTGGTTGCGCGGGAAGGACGCCCTTTTTTAATTGTGGCCGAGGATATTGAAGGACAAGCATTGGCGGCCTTGATCATGAATGCCATGCGGGGCACAATGAGGATAGCTGCCGTTAAGGCCCCACGCTATGGGGAAGAGCGGCGCAATATCCTTAAAGATCTGGCGATCTCAGTTGGTGCGACTTTTGTCTCTAGAGAGTCGGGGACACGCTTGGCTGATGTTAAATTAAGCGATTTGGGCGTGGCTAAAAATGTAGAAGTTTCTAAAGGCATGACCACTATTGTGGATGGTGCCGGTGATTACGAGGAGGTAGAAAAACGCATAGAGGATCTAAAGCAGGAGATAGGACAAACCGAATCACTTCACGATTGTGAGCGACTTCAAGAGCGTATTGTGCGCCTAGCTAGCGGGATTGCTATTATTTATGTCGGCGCGCCTACCGAGGTTGAGATGATAGAGAAGAAACATCGCCTAGAAGATGCTCTGGAGGCGGTGCGGTCAGCCCAAGAAGAGGGTGTTATTGCCGGTGGTGGAACCGCCCTCGTACAGGCGAGTACTACTCTAGACTCCACCAACGCCGAAAACGCCGATCAACGCTTCGGGTACGAAATTATTAAAGAGGCCATTAAAGAGCCCTTTCGCCAGATGGCCATAAATTCGGGGATCTCTGCGGATATAATGTTGGATGAAATAGAAAACAGCGAAACGGGCGTAGGTTATAATTTTGTGTCTAAGGAGATAACAGACATGTATTGCGACGGGATTATTGATCCGGCGAAGGTGACGCGAGTGGCGCTCCAAAATGCTGCTTCGGTGGCCGCTGCGTTAATTTTAGCTAATTTTGCCATCGTAGAAACTTAATCGCCAGCGCCCCACTATTTATAGAAAGCCTAAGAGGAATCTTTAATGCCTACACACGATACTGATTTAGCAGTTGTGATCGCTGAACTGAATAATAAAATCGGCACTTTGATTGAAAAACAAGAAGAAGTGGCTGAAAATATTTCTAAAATTAAAGAAGCCATTTATGACCCCCAGCAAGGTTTGTTCTCCAGAATACGAGAGGTGGAGATGTGGAGAACAAACTTTACTGAAAATATCCAGGAAAAAATCTCTTATCATACCATTAAAGACGGGGAACTGCGGATGACACAAATAGAAGAAATGATCAAGGCTATTAAAAAAATTCAATGGCTTGTCATCGGCACCGCAGTCACCACAATCACCACTTTAATAATAAAACATTTTGTGTTAACATAAAAATATCTCTTGACAAATCTATATAAAACAGATAATATAAGAATATGAGAGTAAAGATTAGTTATACAGTTGACCTAGAAGAAGTGCCCGAGAAGGTCCACACCCTTGTTGATCAGGCGGTGGAGGCTGCCATTTCGCGCTTAGAAGAAACCAATCACACATTTAAGGCCCACCTCCTGGAGAAAGGGAACCTACAGAGTTCAATTGATACTTTAAATTCTTTGCGGGAATTCCTTTTTAAGGCTGACCAGCAATTATCTGATTGTGCGAACCTTCTTAGTAACTTACAACAAGCCTACATTACGATTAACCAAGATGAGGCTTCGGATGAATAACGGTGATCTTGTTTGGCTCCCGGCATCGACTTCCCTCCTTCAGTTTGATGACGATGGGGCTGTTTGTCGGCACAAGAATACGAAACGCCCTCTAAACGTGCTGGTGGTGGCTCGGCATGATTATGCATATTGGAAAATATTATATGAGGGTGAACAATGGTGTGTGCCGGATAATTTATTATTTCCTGCGCTTAAAGAGGAGTAAAAATGGTGGTAAAATTAGTAGAAATATATGAAGAGCATGCTTTTGGTCGTAAAGATTACAAGTTGCGCGAGGTATTTATTAATCCAGAGCATGTGGTGTGTTTAAGGGATGCGCCTCGATTTACTCAACTATTGAAAGAAGGCCGGCTACCAGACGGAATTGATGCCCGACAAGAATTCACACGCATTCAGTTAACGCGGGGACAGTTAGGACTCGATGTGGTGGTAGTAGGTCCCCCCCAAAGTGTGGAAGAAAAAATGGGCAAAGCAAAGAAAAAAATTCTAAAAGGATAAAGGAGAATAAAATGGAATATTATCATTTGTTTACAAAAAATAGGTGTCCTCATTGTAAAGAGGCCGTCAAAATGTTGCGGGAGAATAAGCTCGAACATGTAGTCTCTGCGATGGACAAGGCTCCCGGGGCTTTGGCCAGGTTGAAGGAGAGTGCAGGGCACACAACTGTCCCTATTATTTTTAAAGTAAATGACGAGAATGAGTATAGGTTTATTGGTGGGTGTGACGATCTTAAAGGGAGTTTGACCGATGGTGAGACCGAGACGAACGAAGAAGAGAACAACCCGTCGCTCGAATTCGGCGGCGAGTAAACCGTTAACTACTAAAATACTTCCCTGTTCCTTACGGCTGATGCCCGAGTGGACTCACTTGAAAAGCGAAGGAGAGGTTCCAAAAAAATCTGGCAGATATCACGGCTCATTTTTTGCTGACGTCCCAGCGTATGGGCGCGCTCGATGGGTGGTTCTCTGTGAGATCGACGTAGATTTTAGTGCTTGCAGCACCGAAGAGATGTCAGAGCGTGAAGTGGTGGAAGCGTGTGTGAACTATTTAAATCTTCCCCCTCCACGTAAAAAGTATGCTAAACGCGAGCCCCAGCCGCCCTATGGAATACTGGAACTATATAAATATTATGTAAAAGAAAAAGATATTATTACTAAAAAAACAAGGGTTCAAATTCTTCTTTTGACCGATCAAAGAAAGAATAAGAATTTTTGGAGGGAAGGCGTTGTACGGTGAATGACGAATTACCCAAAAGCATTTTTCTTTTAAGTAAAAAACAATGTCTCGAATTTATTGAGGAGGCCGGAGAGCACGCAAGGCTAACCGCATCTCTCCTCCAAAATTATGATATTATTACCCATCTAGAGGAAAGTGTAGAACCCGAACATTCCTTGTTGCTGCGTAAATTGTGCGAGTATTATATGTGTAATGCGGGCATTAGAGAATTACTAGAAAGTTTTGAAGAGTCTCGCCCTGCGCAGTATAATGAGGAGCGTGACGAATATGATTATGTTGTAAGTCGTGAGGATGGTCGCAGTTTACAATTAATAATTTCGGCCACCGACCTCTTGAAAGTGGAGTTGGAGATCTATAATATTTCTTTTACTGTTCATTAAAAATAATTTAACAATTAATGGGGGGGGTCGCTACTATTTATAGGACATATGATATGCGTTGTACAAATACCATCTAAAGAGGATATAAAATTGAATGACGAAAAACAGGCTAGCCTAGCGGTAGGAGAGAAAAGTGATTTAAAGCCGCGCCCTCCGGCAAAATTAGCGCCTCAAGGTATTAGAACTTTTACGGTGTTCCGAGGGCATGACGAAACAGGAGTATCCGGAGATGGTATTGTGATCGAGGGTGTGGTCCTAGCTACGGGTCAGTGTATCGCTCACTGGCTCTACCCACCACCCCGGGGAAGTATCGCTGTTTTTGACTCTATCAACGATTTTATCAAAGTGCACATTCGCCCTCATCCGACTAACCAAACAATCATCACCTACGAGGACGGAGAACAACAAACTTTTAAACCCGAGAACGATGATGAGGAAAAAGCTCTTGACAAAAAGGAAGTTCAGCCTCTTGCTATTGAGATATCATAAATTCTTTATTTTATTAGTGTAAAGAACAAAGGCGTTAAGGTAGAAACTTTAGCGCCTTTTGTGTATAAAAACACTATTTACCTTATACTTTAAAGGTCTTTCATATGATAAAAACACTATTTGAAAATTGGCGCGAATATCTTTCGGAGGTGAGTACTGAAACTTCCAAGAAAATGGGCGGCCTCCACAAGGATTTGGCCAATACGAGCAAAGACCGGGAAGCTTCCCAGAGAAAGCTTTCTCAAGCTCGACAAAAAATGGCTGATATTGAGGGGGCCTCCAAAGAGAGAGCCGCTGCCGAACAGGCTTTGGCCGCAGCAAGCCAAAAGGTGGCGGCTATAGATAGCATGATTGATCAAGCAGCCGACGCCCAGGAAGCTCTGGCCGCAGCGCAAGCTGATGCTGCCAAAGTTAACGATGCGATACAAAGACTAGCCGCAGATAAAGGAAAAGCGGCAGAATTAGCGCGTAAGGCCGAAGAGACGGCCATTAAAGTGGCAGCAGACGAAGAGAAAGTTGCTGATTCTAGAGGGAAAGTGGAAGCAGCCCTGGGCAAAGCCCAAGATGCCCTCGCATCCACCACCACTGACAGGGCCGCAGCAGAAAAAGAGCGAGCGGCAGCAGAAAAAGAGATGGGTCGAGCCCGGGAGGAAGCGGTGGCTAGTTATGAAGCTGGCGCTGCCGCTGAAAATGAGAGGTCCGACGCCGAGGCAGAATTGGCCAAAGCTCAAGAAGAGGCAGCAGCTATTGCGGATGCTTATGCCAAGACACACGACGAATTTTCCCGAGCGAGAGAAGATGCTGCACGCGAGGGAGAGGAAGAAAAATCTGCGCAAGAGGAAGAAGAAAAAGATAAGGGCGACGAAGAGGCCAAAAAAGCGGCTACTGAAAAGGAACGCATGGCATCACAAGCGGAAATGGATAAGAAAGCTGAAAAGGAACGCGATGAAGTAGAGGCTACTAGAGAAGAAGAGCCGGAAGGCGAAAAGCCCGTTGCTGAAATAAATAATATATTTACTGGCTGGAGAAGATTTATAAGAGGGTAATAAAATGAGGATGATATTTGGCATCATTTATATGTTGCTTTTGGCTTTTGTGTTTGCGGTTGTTCTATCTTTTTTTGTAAGGAATGTTAAAGGCGCACCCCCGGAGTCGAAATCAAAATTTTATGATTTTTCGGAGCAAGTAATTGATGGTCAAATTAAAAAACCTACGGCCCTATATACTGATTCTCGTCAGAAAGTAAAATTTAATAGGCTCTTGAAGCTTAAAAAATCATTTTTGCCAGCCATACTACAAACGGCAAAGGACCCGGTGTTTAAATGAATTATAATAATATGATGAAAAATTGGAAGAACTTTTTAAATGAGAGTTCTTCGCCCTCACTTTTGCAAGAATCATTATTAAATGAGATGTCGCCCGAACTAGCTGATCGCATTAAAGAGTTCGGAGAGCGCCCGATGGAAGAGTACACCTTTGGCAACCTCTTTGGAGATAAGCGAAGAAAAGTAATTTTCATGGAGGTGAGACCAGATGGAACAATCTTTGACATTATTGAATTTTTTGAGGAGAACGGCTGGACTGTAAACTTTGGTGAAGGTATTGTTACAAAAGTGCTGGAGACCGCACACGGTGAGAAACCTGTAACGCTTCCCATAATGAAGGCGATGTTGAAAGTAAAATCAGCCATAGAAGCCAAAATGGTGAAGCCGAAAGCCTTTTATGATAAAAATTGGCAGTCGTGGTCACCTTATATCGTCCACAACACCGCCCGTCTAGAGGCGGATGCTCCGAAAAAAGCAAGAAATTTACATGCCGAATACGAAAAGATTCAAGTAAATGGGGACAAAACATATGACCGACTACTCTATGGACAGTCTCTTATGTTTTGGATTGCTGAAATAAAAGATGATAAATTTGGGGGGAAGGCGGTTTTTAAAGGGCGAGACTTCAAGGGAAAAGAAATGGAAGTTACCGTGGAGAACAGCAGCCCCGTTTGGAAAGCAGATGACAAGCTCAGAGAGATATTTGGACCATCACTATACAGGGTTCATAGCGTAAATGGGATAAATCCATACACCGGGAAGCAATCGCAGGGCTTAAGAGTGGCTGTTCAGCAGGGTGGGGAATTTCCACACCTGGCTCGGTTTCATTTACACCAGTCTCCTTATGGCGATGTCTCTGGTGCCCCCGGGGGAAATAAAATTGACACCTGGATTAAATATTTGAATACGCCGGTCCCTGGTGTCAAGAAAAGCGGACCAGCTTTAGACTACTTTCAAAGAAATCCTGGCGTCCTAGAAGCGATGGACACCAAGCCGGTTATCATTAGTCGGGATCCTATAGATGTCGCAAGACAGTCTGATTT